CACTGCTGGTAATCCGACGCATTTCTTTACCTCTACGCAGCCGGTTTCCATGTACACGGTCGTTAAGCTGAACGACAACACCGTGAACAATCGTTTTTTCGCGACCTTCACGGATCTAAGCGGATCGGCGAACGCCGTTTTCGGAGTGAACGCGACGAACGGCTGGTACCTCACGCAGTTTCCGGCAAACCCATTTGTGTCCTCAGTGACGCCTGGGACGGTCAGTTTCCACCGATACGCGTTCACTTTCGACGGGCTTGGCACGTCGCTCTCTGACTATGCGCTGTACTACGACAAAGTCCTGCAATCCCCAACCAATGCGAACCAAGGACATGGGGACACGCTCACCGCGATTGGATACGACGGAGACAATGGAGACACCGGAAACTCATTCGACATGGCGTTCTTCTGCGTCTGGAATAAAAAGCTCTCGGCCATGGAATTGACGGCGATGGACAACTGGACTAGCAGCTTCTACGGGCTGCCATAGGGGGAAAAATGCAGAGCCTTCAAATTGGGGATAAGGTTCCCGCGCAGATTCAGCTATTCGACGGAGCCACGAACAAATATGTCCGCGCCTGGGTCAGGGACGCGAATAACGTCCTCGTAGGCGGTGCACCGATCAACCTCACCCACATCTCCAACGGTTTGTACTCCAACCTATCTCTCTCCGTGCCGCCCACCTACTTCCTCACGATCCAGTACATCGTCTACGAGGACTCTGGCTACACGACGATCGATCCGACGGAGGGATGCGCGCTTGACCAGTACGCGGTGGGAGCGCAGCCACAGGTGGGGACTCCGATTCCGCTGTATATCCAGACCTTCGATGCGAACCCGAGCGTGTTCCCGACGGCCACGATGTACAACGATAGCAATGTGCCGATCGGGTCTCCGATCCCCCTCGCGGAGATCCAGAACGGGCTGTATGGGTACAATACTTTCCTGTATCCCGCGAACGAGTTCGTGACCGCGCAGCTTTTAATCTGGCAGGACTCAGGCCACACGGTGCTGGACGAGGACTACTCCTTTCAGTCCCAGGTGTTCGTCACCGGATCCGGAGCGACGGCAACGGCCCCGACCTTCTATCCGCTGGTCGGACAGCTCGACGCGGACATTATCCCCGGCCCGAACGACGTGCAGGACGAGATCATTATCGGCGAAGATCGGGTATTGGCCATCCGAATCCAGAACGGGATAAACCAGGAGCCGTTCGACCTGACGGGCGTAACGAACATCGCGCTGAGCTTTTTGAACGTGGACAACTCTGTCCTCGTGGTTCAGACCACGGATCCCTCGGTGCCGATAAACGTGACCTCCGCCCCCGCGGGAAAGTTCACCTGCGCGTTGTCCGCGGCACAGACCGGAAACCTCATGATGGGGAACCCGGCGCCGTTCTCAATTGCGCTGACGTTCCCCAGCGGGCTGGTTCTCTGCAATATGCCGTATCAGCTCCAGATTTCCCCGCCATCGGTAGGGCCGTTCAGCTGAGCGCCGCGCCTAGGACAAGGGCAGCGCGTTAAGCTGTGGTTTCAGAGACTGTCCGTGTTTTCAGAGTCTCTACTTCAGCCTGCAGCTTCCTCAGCAGGCACTGCTGCTCCCCCAGCTGATGAGACAGGTTGGAGATCATGTTCCCGACCATGTTGATGAACCACTCGGCGGATTCATGGTCCTTCTGGATAAACCACAGATCTATGGGCGTGACGTCGTTCGGCAGTTTTTTCTCCTTGCACCACTGGAGAAAGGATAGGTAGCCCTTTCTCTGCTCCTCGGACTCGAAGTCGGAGTCTGCGGGTAGACAGGCGATGGCTGGGTAGACTTGCAGCTTCATAAATCCTCTCCTAAAACAAGGGCCGCCTTATCAATTTTTCCCTGAAAAACAGCCATGTTCGTATTCCCGTGATCGACCGGATTTGCTTGTGACAGGAAACCTCTAGCCTCGTTCATTAGCTCCCAAAGTGCGCTATGAAGAGCCTTATTTTTCGCTTCGATATTATCCATACTTCGCCTCAGCTCCCGATTAAAGCATTTCAGTCTATCGACCTCTTCTTTTAATTTCTCGTAGGCCTTACCCAGAGTGGCCTGATTTGTACTGAGAATCCTTTTTATTTGAGACTTCGAAATCACAAATCCTCCAGTTCCAGAAACTTCTTCTCGAAGAGAAATCTCAGCTCCATGCGCTCTAGTTTTCCGAGGTAGCAGGGGCAGTTTTCGGCGTCGAATCGCTTCCGCTTCCCGGCTTTCTTGAGGAAGTACCCTGGGAAAAAAGCCACGTCGCGCGTTTGGTCTCCCAGATAGACCACGAACCCGGCCGGCACGCCCCAATCGTTGTAGAGCACGGCGCGCTCCAGCTGCACCTCGCTGATGTCGGAGCTGGTGAAGAACCCGGACTGAAACGTTTTGCAGTCAACATAGGCTGTCCGACCGTCCCGGGTGTGAAGTGTAAAGTCGAGGTTCGATCTGAATAGCTGCACTCTGCGCCCGGTATATCGTCCGGTGAGGTGGTTGCGGATGGGCAGAATCCCCGAGTGCCGCGCGATCCTCTCGAAGGTGTCCTCGAACTGCTTTCCCTGGATCCAGTTGTCCCGGGGCTTCAGCGCATTTCGTTTGGACGGCAAGGGGTCCTTTGTTCCTCGCTCGCCTTCAGCAGCTCGATCTCCCTGCTCAGGTACCAGCGAGCTTTCTCCAGATCCTGCACTTCCTTCGTCGGATCCTTCTTCCCCGCCCTCGCGATGTATTTGCATGCCGTTCCTCGGTTGAAATTAAGTTTCTGGTCCTCAATGAATTCGATGACCTCGATCTTGCCAGTGTTGTAGTGAGGTGGATGATTTACTAAATCGGTCATATCGGGCTCCCGTTTTGTCTGCGAATCTGTATTTCCTGCCAGCGATGTTTCTGATCCTGGGGAGGCTCGGCCAGGGACAGCCGCAGGTCATCGTACGGACGCAGGGCTCCTGTGGCGGCAGCCTGCGGAGGTCTTTCCACGTAATAACAAACCCAGCCGGTTATATATTTCGTGGATGGCTTTTTTTTCAGCAGTCGGCATTGCTTCGGATGCACAGAGGCAAAAACAGAAACAGAATCAAAACCACTATCGAAGCGAACTTTCCATAGTCCGTCTTCGTTGGGAGTCTCTGACTCGACGGTGACTACTATGCGACCGTTCTTGAAACTGCCGTAAACAGCGACTTTCTGCCCCTTCTTTAACTCCTTCACTTCTCGTCCTCCAGCGCGGCGCGGGCAATTGCTCCGTCGTCCTTCACGTGGGTTTCGGTTGTTTCAAAGCCCGAGAAAGCTAGTCCCTTAGCAGCATCTTTCGCTAAAGGCATTTCTCCGTCAAAGGAAGCGAAGAGAATCTTCGCTTTGGCGTAAAAACTCAAAGCCTCCCTCAACCTCTCATTCTCTTTTTTCAGCTTCCAATATTCCTCCGCCATTCGCTCGGGGTTCTGCATCGCCACGCGCTTCATTTCAGACTTGGAAATCATTTTAGCCCTATCAATCTTTTGAATGCTTCCCTCGCTTGGAGCGGAACCACTGCATTGCCCAAGCATCTAATGCGGTCCACTCTATGGGGTATCCCATTAATTCTTTTTTCGTTTTCCGCGCACGTCCAGCATCGCGCTTAACTCTCTCGCTTCACCAATTGTTAGTTTTTCTATGTCCACTTTTTACCTCCAAATATCTTATCCTCCAGCCTCTAGACGAATCCCTATTTCCTTCGCCTTCCGCGGGTTGCACCTGAGCAGGTAAACCTTCAGCCCCCACTCCAGACACGCGGTGATGGAGATTTTCTCCTTCCGCATTTCTACCCGAGCCGCCGAAAGCAGCTCCTGGTCCAGATTGCATTGCACGCCCTTCTTCTTACGCTTGGTCGGAAGAGATATTGTCTCGATGTTTTTCATGACTTTCTTCTATACCTGGGTCTTACAACTCTGGCAAATTGGTGCCGATAAATACCCCTTCCGATCCTCTGATGCCTAGCCTCGCTTGACAGAGAACATTCCTAGATTCCCTTTTTTCTCTGGGCGATGCTCGCAGAGTCCGACGCCAAATCCTGCATTTTCATAGAGGTGAACTAATTGTTCCGGACTAATAACCGCGCTGTTATATCGAATGGTCACATTCAGGTGCCACTTGTCCCAGCGTCCTCTGTACCGTAGTTGAGGAGTTTTGCTACCGAACTTACCTATCTGTACGATTCTTTCGTCCATGGTCGGCTTTCCTCCCTCGATAGGGATTAGTCCACCGATGTCTCCCACGACGTGGAAGGCGCCTAAAGCAGTGGTCATTTTAATGCCGCCGATAAATCGGCACGCTGAAACTGCACAGAGCTTCACTCCGCTTGCAGGAATTCCATAGACATTCTTCTTTCCTGGAATCTTATACATAGAGTCCAGATATTCCTGGTGTGGACTTCTCGGCGCTGGCTTATTCTTCGGGGCGTTCTGATCGCGCTCGGCGAGGTACTTCTCCATCTTCTCGGACTTCCGATGTACCAGAAGTGGGGTTACTCCCACCAGTGTGATCCGCGCGGTCTTCAGCTCTATTGGTGGAATCCTCACCACTTCCTTTTTTGTTTTGGCATTTTCCACTTTCTTCATCTGCTTTTCTCCTTCAATTTCGCCTCAACCCGGTTTATTGCCTTAATAATCGGCCCAATTTTTTTGAGCCGACTGTACCTGTCTCGAAACCTGATTGCGTCGCGCATCGCCTGGTCCATCACTTGACTCCAGATATCCTCGGATCTTCGCGCGCGATCTACATCCATGAACATTTTTTTGGCTGACGATTCGACGAAAACTCTGGAGACGTACTTCTTCGTGGGTACATCGTCTACGTGGACCACCAAGCATGAAATTAGTTTGCGTGCACGAAGCAAATAGTAGCGTTCCGCCGCGTCCTGAGGTGACGTCGAAAAAACAAATCGATGAATCTCGCTGGATCGCGGTCGAGCTGCCTCGAGGACATCCTTCGCGGTGAACTGCCCGTCAGGAAATTTCCTATCTAAGAACCTACCAATTATCTGCGCATCGTCGTCGGAAAAAGCGCTACCAGGTAGCGCGGTATAATTCTTGGTCACACTTCACTCCTCGACCTTGTAAGAATTCCTTACAGGTTGCCTTTTGCATTCCATTCCCTTCCATTCCATCAGTCCATTTCACGCCTATCCGTCACTGCCCTATCCTTCCATTTCCATCCTGTTTAGTCCGCTTCGGTTCTGTTCTCGCCGATCCGATCCGAGTCTGCCGAGACAGTCCACTTCAATTCACTTTTAGCCGCTCCCCTTCTGCCGAAACAAACCGCTTCGCTTCAATGCTAACCAGTTTCAATCACTCCGTTACGCTACTTTGCGAGTCTTTCCTGCCAGAACAATTCTTATCAGGCCAATTCTTGTCAGTACCTTATCAGTGCAGTTCTTTTACCCTCCCCTACTGCCTGGTCACTCGATGCCCATTCCTTCCCCTTTACTCCGTTACCCCTACTGCCCTTCCACTTCTAACCTCTTTAGGTCGTTCTATGTCACTCGACTACCAGACCATCCGATGCTGCCATGTCGCTTCGGGCCGTTGCGCTTACCTACAGTCCACGTCATGTCGAGCTGCGTTATAGTGGAGTGTGGTAAATAAGTCTAGGTTTTTTTCTAGATATGTTCGAAGTGGTCTTCGCCTAAACGCCTGGATTTTTCGTCGCTCTCTTCCATCGCATCGCTAATTTGCTCCTGAGTCGCGTTCGTGAATCGGCCGAGTATTTTCCTCCTGTCGATCGCCTGGCGGCATCTTTTGCATCGGCGCTCGTTTATGGACCACCACTGGCCGTTCGTTTTATAGTTGCCGGTCCAGTGGAGACGTTTGGACACCTGGTGTCCCACCAATTCGCAGATAGGATCTAGCATTGGCAGTCCCTCCATTTTTCATCGCCGCAGCGCCTCATGTCTAGTCCGAGTCTAGATGTTTGTCTAGATTTTTCCTTGCCTTGAATTCCCGTCAGGCTCGGGTATTCTGCCACCATGAAAAAGCAAACCGAAGTCCGATTGGCCTATGGAAAACAAGTCCTTCTCGATGTCGATGAGATTAGTGATCTCCAGGGAAAGCTAAAAATACTCACCGAAGAAAACTACCAGAGAATGAAAAAAGAGGTGATGGAGACCGGCTTCGCCTTCAGCCCGCATGTTTGGCAGCACCCAAAGTCCAAGAAGTGGTATTTCTGCGACGGACATCAGCGGGGGAAAATGCTGAAGCGACTTCGGGAGGAAGGAATCGGCATCCCGAAACTTCTCTGCACACCAGTGGAAGCTGCAAATGAAGAGGAAGCTCTGGAGCGCGTTGCCCAGGGGACCTCCCAGTACGGGACGATGACCAACGACGGACTCCTGGATTTTATGAAACGAGCGAAACTAAAAGTGGATGCTCTGGATCGTTTCAACTTTCCGGAGATCAACATGCCCGAAATTAGGCTAGCTCTTCTGCCGCCCGAGCCAGAAAAGAAGGACGGGGAAGCCAAGGAAAATGTTTCCTTCGAGGCATACAAGAACGCCGCCGTGAAGCAGATTGTCCTCTATTATCCCAAGGAACAGTACGAAAAGGTAATAGCCATCCTCGACGAGCTGCTGAAGAAATACGAGGTAGAGGATTACTCCCAGGCGATTTGGAAAAAGCTGAATGCAAAGAATTGATCTAGTCCGACGAGAAATAACTCCCAAGGAGTGGCTTAAGAAGTCTCCAGCTGAGTCAGATACAGAAATAGTTTACTCGGAACCGGGAGTGTATTGCCTCGACGGAAAGCCGGTGATCATCTACGGACGGTTCCTTTCATATTTCTATTCAGTTCTGCGCGCAGTTCAAAACCTCAACTACAACCAGGAGGTTCGCAGTTCGGATATGGATCGCGTAGGTGATCGAAAAATGAGTCAGGCAGCGCGAGCCAGGCAGCTAGGAGAAAGCAGGACCTTTGGATTTCGTCCGCGCGTTCCGTATAATCCCTCGGCGAACTTCTGCGGAGTTTCTAGCTGCTGTGAGGAGCAGCCGGCAGTGCACGAAGAAATTTGTGCGTTCGGGCAGGTGCTAGATCACTACTACGAAAAGTGGGCTCCTGAAACAGCCGCAGCGCACTGGGCGGCGCTTCGAAAAGTTCGGTCTGAATGGATCATTCCCGGCACCAGATTTACCTCAGGTATCGTCAATAAAAACAATCCCCTGAAATATCACCTCGATCGTGGAAACCTGCACGGAGTGATGAGTTGCATGGCTGTTTTTAAGAACCTGGTTGAGGGTGGAAATCTCAGCATTCCGGAGTTCAACGCCAAGTGGCTCCTGGACGATCACACGTACTTTTTATTCGACGGACAAAGCTTCATCCACGGAGTAACTCCGGTGAAGCCTATGAATAAGAACGGATACCGATACTCGATCGTCTACTACGCTCTGCGTGCGATGCAAAAGTGCGGCTCGCCTACCGAGGAGCTCGCTCGCTGCCGGAAGGAGAAGATGGAGCGGGAGCGCCGGAGAGTGTAGGGTGGGTGGCCAGGAGCATTCGCACGCAGTTCGATACGTCCAATCCCAGACTCGCGGCGAGGCCGGCAATTTTTTCTCGGATATCGGAGTCCACACGTACATCTAGTCTCACGCGCGCACAGCCGGTTATTGGGCGTCCTCTTTTCATCTCTTACCTCTTTCTTTCATCACAATAATAGAATTTGCCGACGACAGCAGCTCCCAAATCAGAAAATGATTCTTAGACTTATCTGTGTCTAGGCACATCCGATTTACTTCGAAAGCAAACAGATCCACGTTCATTTCCTTTCGGTGGTTCAAATAGTCCCGGCAGAACTGCAGGTCCAGTTCCGAGAGCTGCTTGCACTTATTCCGGTACATAGGGTGATCGAAGAGGGACTGAAAAGCCTCCAGCCTAGTCATTTTTCCAGCTCCTTCTGAAGATGCTTGGCCTCCTCTATTGCGTCGATAATCAGAGCGCCGGGCTTGCGGATGTAGAGCTTCATCTCGTCCAGGGCCAGGATCAGTTTCTTCGTAAGGTGAATCAGTTTCTGGACCTTTTCTTCCTGAGTCATAGCTAACCTCCATCTGACTATATTGTAGGACATTGTCGGACAATAATCTAGCTGAATGAGATTAGGGGATTCGCTTACTTAGAAGAGAGCTTTTTCCAGTTAAAACGCACCTCGTGCAGGCCGTGGGACTCCACCCACTTCACGGTGGCGCAGCCGGGGAACTTCGCGGCCACCCGGTGGGCTGCCTCCTCGACGAGACGCTTTTTTTTGTACACGTCGCAGGCGCCTCCCTCGTGGCTTTTCATTTTATGCACGAAGGTCACCAGATTGGTCCTGGCTGTTAGGTAGCCGGCCTGGAGCAGTCTCGCGGAAATATCCCAGTCCCCGAAACAAGGTAGGGACTCGTCGTATCCTCCGACGGCTCGCACTGCCTTGGCGTCGGTCAGGTGCACTCCCCAGGCCCCGACTCCGTACTGAATTTCCTTCTTCGCTGCCCAGCTCTGACCAGCGAAACTCACGGCGAGCTGCGCGAGGTCATTGGCTTCGGCAAAGTCTTTCAACCGATCGGTCCAGAGACTATCCGGCACGCGGGAGAATTTTTCGGTAAGTCCTTTTCGAATTCGCAGATCGGTCACGTCATCGTCGGTAAAGAGAAAATATCTTTCTCCTCGGTCAAGCGTGTAGTTAATCATCTGATTCATTAGGTAACTGAACCCACCGTCGTTTTTTGAAAGCTCGTGAAAAAAAATACCGGGATGTGCCTCAAGGTAGTATTTGATCTCCTGCGGCTCGACGAAAACGATCGGGCTCGGACACCATCGAAGTAAAGGAAGAGAAAGACGCTGTCGACTGCCAGTCAAAATGTTCATACAAAAAGTAACCTCGTGGTACAATCTAATGACGGTGAAAAAAAATCTAGTTTTTTTTCTTGAGTCAGGCTAATTATTTAAGCGGTCCCTGCAAGGACCAAGGATTGGTGAAGATGGGGAGAATGGGTAAAATACAGGTGATGCCTGAGGGCACTCATTGGTTTTTTTTGATCTTGCCTGTAGGGGCCCTAACCCTACACCAATCCGAAAAATGATATCGCCCGGGGGGTTGCAGCTCCCCGGGCCAACACCTAGGCCGACGCTCGGTTTACGCATCTTTTAGGCCACATCTTATGAGGAAAACTGAATGGAAGCCGTGGGGGAAGTTACGATCGAAATGCTGAAAAATTCGACCTTCGATATTGAGATTCCGAGCTTCGAAAAATGGAACCCTGACACAGGGCGTCCGAGGCACTGGTTTAAGATGGATACTTGTTGGTACATCGATCCAAGAATCCGATCATTGGGACCGCAAGGTGGTTATTTGTGGTGTGTAATCTTAGCGAACTACTCACGAAGTAGATCGCAACTTAGTTGCAACTCGATCGCAACTTTATCGAAAGTGAGTGGAATACATGCGAAAGCACTAGCCAACTTGATCGTTAAGTTGGCGAAATTGCAGCTTTGCCGCGTTACGATAAAACCCCTTAGAATAGAAGAGAAGAGAATAGAAGAGAAGAGAGGAGAAGGCACCGAGGTGAGAATTCCCGACCCACCCAAAACCAAGGCGCGTCGCGCCAGCGCTCCGCCGGCCACCCTCCCTGAAATCTTTTCTCGGGACTGGGTCAGGAGCCAATTGAACGGGGGTTGGGAGGAGGCAAAATTGATCTACCCGGACGCGGAGTGGATCGACAAAGAACTTTCAAAAATGGCGGTGTGGCTAAATGCGAACCGGCGGAAGTCTCCGAAGAACCATTCGGGCTGGACGCGATTTATCATGAGCTGGCTTAGCAGGGGCTGGGAGGATTACCGGAAAACTTTGCCTTCAAACAAACCGGGTGCAAGTCGCGTGCCCATCGACCACGACGCTCTCTGGGCGAATGAATCATGATTGGGACGCATCCAATTTCGGGCAGAGAGATTTTCGAGGAGTCGCAGAGAATTCTCGCCGAGCAGCTTCGATGTGATTTCGGAATCAGCTTCCTCGACGACGCAATTCTGGGAATGGGCCCGGGGGACGTAACTCTCATCGGAGCGCGAAGCGGAGGAGGGAAAACTGAATTCGCCACCCACATCCTGCTCGAGCAGACTCGAAAGGCCAAGTCGGTTCTTTACTTCGCTCTCGACCACGACGAGGGAGAGATTGAAAAGCGAATTCAGTGGAAATTAATCGTCGAGCAGATGTGGAAGTGTGAATCGCACCCGCTGAAAGGTCGGCCGCTCCGATACGCAGAGTGGGTCGCTGGGCGCTACGGAGACCAGCTCAGGGAATTTGAAATGGACGGTGCCAGTCACCTGAGACACGTCCTTGCGCTGGCCGATGTCCGGTTTCTGTACCGCAAAGGAAAACTCTCCGCGGCCGATGTATCGAAGATAATTGAGGGACCGTCCTGCTCAGAGTTCAATCTGTTTATCGTCGATCATTTCCACGCGATGCCCGGGCTGGATCGCTTGGACCAGCAGAGCGAAGCGATTGCCTTGATTTCCAGAGCGGCGGAAAACGCCGGGCGACCGATTCTTCTCCTCGGACAGTTTCGAAAGCGCTCGTCGACCAGTCAGGCGCCGATTCCGGAAATGGACGAGTTCTCGGGATCTTCTCAGCTGATTTACCTTCCGCAGAACATAATCGTAATGGCTCCGAGGATTCCGAAGGACGACAGCAACATGGACAAGTGGGAAACTTATTTTCACGTCGTCAAATCAAGGACAGCTTCCGACGCAAAAGGTTTTGTCGGCGTGCACAGTTTCGACATGGAAAGAAAAAAATACTCGGACCTGTACTACGTCATGCGCCACATCCCCTACGGCGAGCCGATGGACACCGAGCGCGTTCCGAAGTGGGCAAAGCGGATCGTCATGAAAACATATCGGGAAAGCCAGCGATACGAGAGTAGTCTATGAACTTTGAACCAAGGAGGTAGTATGCCGAAGCAGAAAAATAATTACCAAGCGGTAGTGGACCGAATCGCGAAAGGCGAAAGCGCTGCAGCCGCGTGCAGAGCCGAGGGGATCAGCTCAGGGAGCTTTTCCAGCTGGAAGCACCACCAGACCCACGGAAAAAAGAAAACTATAAAAAAATCTAGACAGCCTGCGAAGCCGATCGTAAAGACAGCTTTCTCACTGCCGATTCCAGAGGACCGAGGCCAAATCAGCTTCAGCGGAAGCGGCAGGGAAATGGCGAGATTCATTTCGGAGCTCGCGGAGGTGCTACGTGGCTAGAGTGATGCATGTGATTCCGGACACGGATATGCGCGGCAGACAACCGTCGCTGATAAAGCAGGCGAAGACGAAGGGACTGAAGTGGGACGAAGCGAAGCCGGGGGACGTCGTCGTTTTCATAAACGCGAAGATGGACAAAATCGTGCTCATGACCCCTCTGCCCGAGGAGGACACCTTCGGACTTATGGGGTACTACCGCTCTCCACACGGAAGGATCGATCCCAGAATTATTCAGTATCTGAGCTTCAACAAGGGCCGGTTCGACGTGGATCGAGCCACGAAGAGCATGCTCGACGATCTGCTGCCGAAGCGGCGGATTGGACTAGCGCGGACGAAAGATCAACATGAATCTGCAGCACGGACTTAGCTTTGAAGAATATGAAAAGCTCGAGGGCCTACGCGCCAGTGGCCTGAAACTGCTGCACCGGTCTCCGGCCCATTTCAAATCGCACGCCGAGCGAGAGACGCCGGCGCTTAGGTTTGGACGCCTATTCCACCTAGCCATGCAGAACGGAGAGCGATTCATGGACCTGCTCCGAGTGGAGCCGGACTTCGTGGGATTCACCCGGGACGGAAAAGAATCGAGCCGCAGCAAGGAAGCCAAGGAGAAAAAAGAGCAATGGAAAAAAGACCTGCCGAAGGAGTGCATCGTGATGACTCACGCGGAGGCGGACACACTGATCGGCATGGTGCGAGCCGTGCAGGCGCACCGACTGCTGAAAAACCTGATCAAGAACGGAGTGCGAGAGACATCGCTTCAGGTCGACGATCCGGAGACCGGACTGAAACTCAAATGCCGGCCGGATTTCATTTCCGAAACCGGATACTGCGTCGACTTCAAGACCACTATCGACGCTCGGCCACGGCAGTTCATTCGGCATATTTTCGACGAGCACGGGTATTTTTATATTCTCTCCGCCGCGCACTACGCTCACTGCGGGAAAGTTTCTGGGGCCTACAGGAGCGACCGATTCTTCTTCGTGGCGATCGAGAAGGAGCCGCCGCACGGAATCACAGTTTTCCCTATGGATTCTGGCTGTTTGGATGTCGGGGAAAGTCACCGCGGACCTTTGACGAAACTCTATGCGAAATGTCTGAGGGAGGACGACTGGCCGTGTTACCCTGTAAAAGCAGTACCAGTGGAAATACCGGGGTGGGTTCAGTACCCCGACTACCCGGAGCCAATATGCTCTGCCCCCACTGCTCAGAGGACAACCCAGCAGCCAGCAAGCTCGATCTCCGAGACCGCGACACAATCATCTGCGTGCACTGCGCCCAGTTCGGAATCGTCACCGCCGATGGAATCGCCCGAAAGCCCACCAAGCGGGAACTGAAATACCTGATGGACTTTCCCGAGCTGGTGAAAGTGCAGGACGCTCTTCGCAGTAAGAACACCTACCACTGAAAAAAAACTAGAAATTTTTATCGACAAACGAAATCAGTTGAGCGTAAATCGGTCTCACTCGCAAGTGGGGGAAGGTTGGGTATGTCCGAGATTCCAAGCCAAGAAACAAAGTCCGACACACAAAAAACAGACATCGTGAAAACCGACATCGCCCTCGACCACGGGCTCATGGTCCCCAAGACCGCAACCGAGCTCTGGCGTACTGCGGATCTTATGCTTAAGTCTGGATCACTACCCCAGCAGTACAAGACCGTACCGCAAGTGATTGTCGGGATGCAAATTCTCAGACAGCTCAACCTCCCCGACGTTGCGTGCCTGCGGCTATTAGCCATCATCAATGGCTCTTTCAATTTGTGGGGCGACGCGCCAAAAGGACTTGCGATGCGCAGCGGCCAGGTCGAGGACTTTGACGAGTGGTGGTTTGATCCGGATTACAACCGCATTTCGATTGAGAACAAGAACCTGAAAGCCCCCATTTTTGGCGCCGCTTGCCTTCTCCGCCGCGTCAAAGTGAAAACGGATACCGTGAGGTCATTTACGGTCGACGACGCAACCCAGGCCGGTTTATGGGGAAAATCTGGGCCATGGAAAACTTACACGAAGCGCATGCTTCAGCTTAGGGCTCGGAGCTGGGCGTTAAAAGATATGTTCCCAGACATGCTCCTGGGAATTGGAATAGCTGAGTACGATCACAACGTCCTGGTCCAGGAAAACGGAAACGAGCTAGTCCAGGGAGAGAACACCGCTCAGTCCGTTGCGGACGATCTGAACTCCAAATACCTGGAGGAGGCCGGGTGAACTTTCATGATTTCACGATCGCGGTGGCCTTCTTTTTATTTTTCGTCGCCATGGCTTTAACGATGAGGGGAGTATGAGGGAGCTTTCGAAAGAAGACATAGCATTTCTTGAGGCATTCGAGCGAGCTTTGAAGATCCGAATCGACGAAATGTGGAAATACTCGTGGTCCACGGTGCAGCTGGGAATCCAGCGAAAAATTCCCTTCAGCAACATTCTGGCGACGGTAATTTCTCAGGCGGAGACTTTCCTCGGAGCCTCAGTCGGGATCGCGGTGGCCCACGTTGTCGACGATAATAGGATTGACGAATTGCTAAATCCGGTACTTGCTCAGGCATGCGAAAACATCAAGGACGTGATCAAGAAAAACCGAATTGCGACGCGTGTGGCGCAGCAGGAGAAACGGACCGCGCCCACATCAAGTCCCGCGGCGCCGGCGGTAGCTGGGACGAGTGGAACCTCCTCCGACTCTGCCGCAGCTGCCACACCGAGCAGCACGCCCGGGGCTGGCGAGAATTCCTAGGAAGGTATCCGAATGTACGGGAGTCTTTGGAGAGAAAGGGTTGGAGTATTGAATTGGGAGGAGGTGGCCAGTGTCGGCTCATCCCCCCTCGCCTACAATCCAACCGGAACGGCGTTTGACGACGTGACGCAGTTCATAGCGACGGTTTTCGCGTGGGCTCCCGAGGCGCTACCGTACATGAGAGTGGTGCACGGCATCTGCCATCTGAACGATCTCACCTGGTCACACGCCTGGGTCGAGGAGCAGCGGACGGCGGAGACGATCATTTACCACCCGGTGAACTTCCGATTTCAGCTGCGGTTCGCGGAGTGCCAGAGGAAATATTTCTACGACTCTTTCAGAGTTAACGACGTGACGAAATATACGTTCGAGGATCTGGTGGCGCTGTCGATAAAGAACGACTCCAAGGGCCCGTGGGAAGAGCGGTACAGAAAACTTTGCACAGACGGAGCAGTCGAGTGAGCGAGGAGTTTAAGCACGAAGAGTTTTTTCTTTCTGAGGACACGATGAGAGAAATTATCGAAGATTTGGCGGATGTCGGCATCAAACACAAGCTGAGCGTCGAGGCCTTCGCTGTCGTTCTTGATTTTGTCTCGAAGAAGTGGATTGAGGCGGCTGGAATAAAAAACCCCGGAATGGAGTGCGTCGATGAAGTCACACATTGAAGTCAGTTGGCAGGACCACGTGAACGCCGAGGCCCTGCGGTGCGCAGCAGATCTAGGGGAAACTTTTCGGGGAAGATTGAGGGGCATTATTCCTCGTCTGCCGTCGACTTCTAACGACTATAAGATCGTGGCCTACAACATTTTTTTCGATGCCCTGATTGGCCTCACAGTGAAAACGATCCTCGATCTCGCTAAGGACTCTGACATAGCGAAGATGGAAGAGGCGGTGATCTGTGGGGTGAGACAGAAGTTTACTCAGTACATAAAGGCGCAGCTTGGCGACGAAAGAACGAATGGGGAGACGAAAATAAATTAGTTCTCTGACGACGACAAGGACAGCCGGGGGATTCCGTAACGTTCATGGCGTGGACCCCCCGGCTCGGTTTTGCTTTTCGTGCGGTGGACAGGGCTAATACGTAAAGAAAAGGCCCGCACGGAATTCGGGGAGCAGAGCCACCTATCCCCCGGAGTGAATAAAAACCACTTCCCCCGGGGTAGGTCTGCGATGAGCCGACGGGTCCGGCGGACACCTCACAGAGTTCGCCGGGCCCGACAAAATGGGGAGGGAAAATGGGGATATATTTTCGGTGCGACTTCTGCAACAAGGAGCAGCCCGCAGTCCAGAAGGGATTCAACTACAAAAAACCGGAGGGATGGCTCATTCGCCTGTCGCGCGACGGAGGCAGTCAAGTTGCTTGTACTCAGGAATGCGCGAATAAAATTCCCACCCCTCCACCAAAGCAGGGGCCGCAATGAAAAAAATAAAGATACTTTCTATCTCGACGAATTCTAACGACGGAGTGAGCTGGTATCGAAGTATCGGTCCGTTCCGCTGGCTGGAGCGCGACGCCGACGTGGAAGTGAAGTACGTCATTCACCCAAATCAGCCCACCTGGCAGAACGTCGCCTGCGCGGACGTCGTCTACATGCTTCGTCCCGTCACCGGGCAAATGGACCAAGCCCTGACCTGGGCGAAGGCACTCGGCATTCCGACAATCATAGACTGGGACGACGACGTTCTAAACATTACCTCCGATAATCCGAACTATGACTTCTACCGAAATCCACAAGTGGTAAAGAACCTCACGTCCATGATCCAGAGGGCGGACATGGTGTGGGCCTCTACGAATCGCCTGGGCGAAGAGCTGCGGAAACTTTCCAAAGGCAGAGTGGAGGTCGTGCGAAATGCCTACGACCCTCTGCTAAACAAAAGACGACAGAACGGCCCGCGAAATCGTTTCGTTCTATGGAGAGGCACTGCCACCCACAACCGGGACGTATCGACGGTGGTTCCGGACATTCTGTCCTTGGCAGAAAAATATCCGGAATTTAGGTGGGTGTTCATGGGCGCGGATCCATGTGCCTGGCAGCTCTCCGACAAACTCGGCGACCGGGCAATCAAGGCGCCATCGTGTGATCCGATTGCGTACTTTGTAGCTTTGGCTACGCTGAAGCCACAGGTGGTAGTAACTCCGCTCGCCGACACGGATTTCAACCGTTCGAAGTCAAACATCGCCCAGATCGAGGCCGCCTACGCTGGAGCCCCCTGCGTATGTCCAAACTGGGAGGAGTGGCTAAACATCGGACATAATAACTACGATCCGTCAAGTAACTGCTCCTTTCAGGAGACGATGTCCTTCTTTATGTCGAATCCAAAAGCCGCAGAACATGCCGCCATGACGGCGTGGGAAGAGTTCTCCAAGAACGACGTCCGATACGTAAATGGAAAGAGATTTAGTCTGATTCAGGAGATGCTCGGATGAAAGTCTCCCTTTTACTACTCACAATGAACCGCTACGAAATCACCTCGAAGACCGTCGCGCACAACCTGAGAAATCCGGGCCACGACGACTGGGAGCTACTCGTGGCAGATCAGGGATCGAAGGACAAGCGGATAGTGAACTTCATCGCGAAGATCAAACCTCTCTACCACCGACTGAATTCCAGAAACGAGGGGGTTGGGCATAGCTTTAACCAACTCTACCTTAGGTGCACTGGCGAGGTGATCTGCCTTTTCCCGAACGACATCCTGCTACCTGAAGGCTGGCTCGGGCACGCGCTGGCGCTAATGAAAATAGTGCCGAACTGCGGGCTGGCGGGATTCGACTGGGGGCACTCGGGCACGCCACCGATCACGGTGAGATTCGGACTGAAGGCGCACTGGCTGAACGAAACTCTGAACAGAATATTCGGCGTAACTTTGTTACCACGAAAGGTAATAGACGTGGTCGGTTTCTTTAATGAGAACTATGGAGTTTATGGGCTAGAGGATTCCTCGCTAAACGAGAGGGTCAATCGCGCCGGTTTCAATTCTTTCTACATTCCGGGAGTGAGGTCAGAGCACATCGGGCACGATGCTGAAGATAAAGAATATCGAAAAATGAAGGATCAAGCATTGGAATTTAATGCCAAAGTATTTGGTCAAGATGCCGCAGCTGGATTTCCAAAGCCAGATCTACCGCCTGCTCGGGATCCAATATGAGGAAGAACGTGCTCTCTATAGAAATCACTAAGTCTGGTTGTTGGGAATGGATTCCGTATCGAGACCGCGATGATTACGGACTTATTAATATCAGCGGTAAATTGCGTCGTGCGCACCGATTTAGCTACGAGCTTTTTTTCGGAGAAATACCCAAGGGGCAGTGGGTCCTGCATAAGGGCGATAATCCGCCCTGTATTAATCCAGCTCACTTATTCTGCGGAACGGCAAAGACCAATGCCGACGATAGAGATTTGAAAAAAAGAGTTTGGAGGCACGTAACGTGAACCACATTCACCACTCAGTAGTTTTTCTCGACAGAGACAGCGTCTACATCGGAACAGACAACTATATCGGGCCAAACGTAGTCATCGGCGCGAACGTGACTATAGGCAGTAGAAACAGAATCGAGGCGCACTCCTGCATCGGACTTCCGGGGGAGAAGTATGGATTCTTCCATTCCATGCACGGAGTACAGATCGGCAGCGACAACGTAATCAGAGAGTTTACGACGATACAGAGTGGCACCAAGGGCATCACCCGCATGGGCGACCACTGCGTAATGCTGAGGGGATCACACCTCTCGCACGACTCCGTCCTTGAGGACTGTTGCAATGTCTCCTGCAACTGCCTCATCGGCGGAGAGAGCTTCATCATGAAAGGGGCGAACCTCGGATTGGGCTGCGTGCTGCACCAGAGAAGTCTGATCGGATCCTACGCGATGGTCGGAATGGGAGCGGTTATCACAAAAACCGCCCAGGTCAAGCCCGGGCAAATGTGGTACGGGAACCCGGCCAGGTACGTGAAGGAGAACACTATCGGGCTGCAAAGGGCGAACGTCACCCAGAAACATTTCGAAGTGGAGATGGAGCGATGGGAGAGCAAGCTGCACGAGGTCTGCGATGCTCACTGACTTTCTCCGCGAGAAACAGGACGGCGTGTTCCTCCTCGGACACTCTTCCGTTCTCGCGCGAGTGGACGGAGTGCACGTGCTTCTCGATCCAATGTGGGGAGTGGAGCCTTATGCTCCCTGGTGGAAAGTGATACCCCCACAGGTGGACGGGGAGCCGTGCCTTCCGAGCGTGCGGGAGTGTATCGTTTCACACTGGCATGCTGACCACTGCTGCGATCAAATCCTGAGACGCGTTCCCTGCTCGGTGACGGTGATGTCCGGTCGCCCGGATCTGTCGTCGAGGATTTCCCGGTACAAGGGGCTTACGGAAATGGCGCCCGGGGAGTGGAGGCGGCTGCCGAGTGGACTTCGGATTCTGTTCGTGAAGCATCCGTTTAACTCGGTGGACTCTGCGTGCTTCATAAAGGGAAAGGATTTCACGGTTTATTTCGGAAATGATTGTTTTCTCGATAAGGATCAACTGGCACCCCTTAAAGAGAAAGTGGGTAGGGTGGACGTTGCGCTCTTAGGCTACGCCTTCGTCCACTACTACCCGCACCTTTTGGACTCTCTGACGGACAAGGAAAAAAATGAGGAGACTCTCCGATTGACTCACCAGACTCTGAAGCAGAGCTGCGAGTTCATGGAGATCATGCGCCCGACCGTGGCGATTCCGATCGGCGGAAACATTTACCACGTCGACGGCATGGCATCTCGTCTGAACAAGAGCCTCGCTACGCCCTGGAACCTGTCGGGAGCGATTCGGCTCATCACCGGTGGATACTACCTGAAGGACGGATCCATCCGGCGCACGGTGAACTCCAGAGGTCAGGAAGTCACCCTCGAGTCGCAATACCTAAAGATCGTCAAGGATTCATTTGCTGGGGTGAAACCTATGCCCTTTGAAGAATACGAACCGAGAAGCCTTCCAATCAGCAGACTCGAGTCTAGGATAGAGAAAATAGCTCACAGTGTGAATCACCGCTTTGTAGTGAACGGGATAATAATAGACGGAGAGACGCATACAATATCGCTCCATGGGCCGCCGAAGAAACCATATACGAAGTTCTTATTTGATAAGTCTGTATTTCTGCAGTGGTACAAGGGAGAGATCACTTTCGAGCAGGCTCTTGGTACCAGGCGTTTTCGCTACTGGAGGGAGCCTAACCGGTATGATCTATCGTCGATAGAGTTTTACTCCAAGTATTTATGAACAAGCAGCTTCTAACCGGACTCATTTTAGCGGCCTGCCTAGTCGGACTGATCATCTACGATGCTGTGGCAATTGGATTGTGGGGCGCTAATTCTACGATTAGCTCCGTGGTCCACGCGGTCACCGTGAGGCTGCCCTTCACTTTGTTCTTGGCCGGATTCGTGTGTGGGCATTTATTCTGGAACTTAGCGGAGGACGATTGAGACGACCCGGTAAGAAAACACACGGAGAGACGAAAACGAGACTCTATAATATTTGGTCTGGAATGCACAAGAGATGCAGGCTAAAAGGGCACGTTCATTTCCGTTATTATGGTGGTAGAGGAATTAAGGTGTGCAAACGTTGGGAGAGATTTGAAAACTTCCGAGACGATATGGGGCAACCGCCGTCTGCTAAGCATTCCCTTGATAGAATAAATGCCGACGGAAATTACTCTCCTCGAAACTGCAGGTGGGCGACTGCGAGAGAACAGGCTAGAGGAAGAAGAGACGCAAGATTTATTACTTATCTGGGAGAAAAAAGGCATCTTATCGACTGGTGTCTCTTTCTAGACCTTAATTTCAATACGATTTCTGCTAGATTTAGAAACTTCGGTCCAGATCCGGTAAGGCTTTTCGCTCCGATAGATTATAGATTTTCAAGATTAAGTCCTAAATAAAGGAGGAGAAGTGAGCGAAATAAAGTGGGAACTGATCGTGGTGAACTGGGATGATTTGTCGAAAGTAAAGCAGGAGATCGACAACGGAAGCCTGCTTAATGCGACTCTAGTTTACGAAAAAATCATCAAAGCACTTAGGAGGAAAAATGAGAAACCTACTGGTAGTAATTATGACGGCCGCAGCGTTGGCATCGGCGGCTGACGCGCCGAAAAAACCCGAGCCGATTCACATCACGGGTCTTCGCGAGCTGGCGACCTTTGACCCGCAGACCGGAGCCATCGAATACGTGAAGGGCGCGACTCCCGAGGAGGCAATCACCGCCCTCGTGTACCAAATCGCGAACCTGAACCAGCAGCTGCAGGCCTGTCAGAAACCGAAAGCTCCGAAAGAGTCTAAAAAGTGAGGACGAAATATCGGAGAGAGTTTGGGGAAAAAATGACTTCCAGAGAATATCATTTGATCAAACATCCGCCGACAGGAGGACCCAGTGGGAATTCCCATCAGAGGCGTCTCGCCCGACGCAAAGCCGCCCGAGCAAACATGTCTCCGGTGCGAAAAGAAAATCCCTAGGAACCCGTCCTTTCGGCTGTGCGATGAATGCAGAAAGTGGGCGGGATATGGGCAGGGACAGTACACCGCCTCCATAGGCGACGGAAGAAAGTTCAGAGGGCCGACCGGTGATTGACGACAGAGCGTTCTACAATCTCGCGGACAACGCGCATTTCTGCTTCGGGGCGATGATGGTTTTCATGGCCTTCTCCTGCTTCCCGCATCACGTCTACTGGATCACGGGGTCCGTGGCGGTGCTGTCGGGGCTGAAGGAGTGGCTGCTCGATCCTCGCGAGGAGACTCCGGAGGTGGCCGGATCCGGAATGAGGGACTGGCTCGGATACCTTTCCGGAATCGCGGTGGCTTTAATAATGCACTATACCTGCAACCGATGACCAGTCTGAAAGCGACGCGACTCCTCTTGCCCACGAAATCGGACAGGATACTCTACGAAAGAGCGCTTGTGGCCGAGTTGAGACGCAGGGGCTTAAGCACGAAGCTGATACTTGGAGTGCTCGGCTGGACGAAAAAAAGGTTAAGGAGCTTGGATGCCCAGAGACCCCAAGAAAATGAGCGGTAAAAAGTGCTACAAGCCCGAAGTTTGGCTGCCGGCGGCTCTGGCCAACCAACTACGGCAGAGGGCCGAGCGAAACTGTAGGAACATCACGGGAGAGGTGACGAAGATAGTGATGGACGCCCTGTTAGCGGAATCAGCACAGGTAGTCGACCGCCCTCCAGAACCAGACCGGTTCCAACGAAAGGCTTGAACTTATGGTCTTTAGCGTAATGGAAGGCATATGCATTCACATCAATTAGACTCCCACAATTCATACCCCAGAGGTCCGCTCCCTCTGTTTTCACGTACGCGATCCCTGCGTTAGCGTGAAGGTGGCCGTGTACGGTGGACATGCCGTTGTTCACCGCCATTTGCCTGAAGGCGCTCTGCCCCGAATACCCCATCCCGTGCATTACCATGAACGGCTGTGCGGAAGCGTTCACCTGCCACTTTCTCGCCCACATCCAGCCGGAAGGAGCCTGTAGTACCTCCTGGTACAGCCTCATCATGATCGATGGTATTCCTGCAGCAGAGGCCTTCTTCGCCCACCTTTGCCCGTGGTTCGACTCGCAGACCTTCATCTTGGGGAAGGCCTTGTACCACTCCCGCATTCTTTTTATCGACAGATAGATCTCGGAGCTCGGCGTGTGGGTGGCGTCCGGATCGTGCAGGTACATCGACCCGAAATACTGATCCACTTCATCCCCAACGCAGAGGCAGTTCTCGTCGGGGATTTTGTACTGCTCCTTCAGAGAGCGGCAAAATTCAAGCGCACCGCTGGCCTCGAAAGGAATCTGTAGATCGGACACGATCAGGTAGTTTTCACCCTTCAAGCTTCACTCCTTCTTAGGAGATCAACCGCAGGATTTCGTGAATATGTCGTCTGAAAGCTTAGGTGCGATCCACTTTTGCATAGCCCACTCGGCAAGATCCGAGATGGGAGTGCAGATGAAGAACCATCCGCCCCCGAACGTGGCGGCGGAACACACGATGTCGGCAACCCAGAAAACCACAACCGGAATCAATCCACCGCCGTACCTGGGAGAATCCGCGAAATGCTCGCGGTACTCCGTTTGCCGATCGACGGTCACCGCGTCCATCGGGAAGGTACAGGGGTGGAAAACGATCGGAATCGCGTAATTAAAAACGTCTATGTCCGTGAGATGCAAGGCCTTGCAGGTGCCAAATCCCAACGTTCGCTCCAGAGTAGCCATTACGTTTGCGAGCCAGGCGATCAGTGGTTTGTGGTCGCCAATGTCCCTACCCGCAGCGATGTTCCCGGCAACCATCTTGGTCAGAAAACCATCGTACTGGATCCGGTAGATGCTCTCGATTTGGTAGGCTTCGTCCTTGAAGTTCTCCGCACGCAGCCGGGCGACGGCAACTTTCATCAGCTGAGAGAGAGCTTGATCCGTGTACTGGGCCGTGCGCAGCTGCTGGTTCGGAGCCTGACGGATCTCCGACTCGATTTCCGTGGCGTATTTCCGGGGGAGAATGTGGAAATGGATGTCCTGAGTGGGTTTCGAGTAATCGTCGCCAATGGGATCGGAGGTGTCGTCCGCACGAAGCGAAAGCGAGAAGAGGACTAGAATTAGGATTAGCACCCTCATTTTCGACCTCCTGGACTTTCAGTATACCAGAAGGCCTAGTAGGAAAGCGTTAGCGTCGTCCAGCTCGAGGAAGATATTTGCGTGGTTTGGCCGGCCAGGGAATACGAGGCAGAGATGGTGTATGAGACGGTAACCAGGTTCCCGACGTCTGCGCTGGCTCCAGAAAAATTGAGCTTGCAGAGCAGATCCGACGCGCCCTCCGGAGCGACGTTCAATATATTTTGACACTGGGTCGGAACACCGCTGAGTAAGGACTCTACCTCCACGTCGTACTCGTCAGAGGAAATCTTTGAGTAGGACGAGCCAATGTTTGTCGGCGGAAAGTTGCACTTCAGGGGCATGATCTGTACTTGGAAGTCCCGGTTGTTCGGCGTGTAGCTCTGCTGGGTCCCGTAGGTCTGACAGTCCTGCCAGGGATTTGGCGTCGGCGTCGCTGTAGGTTTCGGAGTCGGGGTAGGCGTCGACTTCGGGACGACTCTGGACTCGCTGGGCGATACCAACTCCGCCGAGGGAGTCGGCGAGGGGGAGGAAACATTGGCCACGGGCAGCCACTTCCCGCAGCCGGTCAGTAATAAAATCCAAGCAACGTACTTCATACTTAGATTTTAGCGAAAGATTGTGAAAGAAATATCGTGGCTATTTATAGATAAAAATCAGCAGCTTAGAGGGGCGGACCACCTGGCTCTATAACCCCTAGTGTCAACATGGCAGAAATCCTTGTACACCCCCACTCCCCCGGCCGAAAACCTAGGCACCTGCTCCGCGTACCTGGCCATTGCCGGGCCGGAGTAGCCCTTCAGAGATTGGCAGTCGGCGGCTTTCCCGAACATGTGCTGGGAGTCCTGTTTTCCACCAACCTCCGCATTGTGCTCCATGCATCGGTATCCAGAATTAACTTCGAAAGGTCCTGCGATTTTCCACAGAAGTTCCAAAGCCGGCGGAAGGCTCTCGTCCACCAGTGTTTCTGCGCAGCTCGCTCGCGTGCAGTGGCAGTCGAAGCTAGCAGTAGTGAAGTGCTCAGACAGCGGGGTTCCGGAGCCCTTCTTGTACGTCTTGACCATATCAAGCCGCGGGCTGGTCCTGGTGCGGCTTCACGGTAGTAGTAGTCACAACGTCGTGGTCCCACAGGAGCGTGTAGTTGATCGTTGGATCCGGATCCGTGGGCGCTGGGTCGTTACCGAAAACTTGGACCACAACTCCGTTCATGGAGTTTTTGTATCCGCGGTGTCGGTACATGAGGATTTCGGTTACTGGTTCGGGCATCGTTTTCTCCTTACCAATCTTCGAGGTTATCTTCGTTACGAGCCACAAGGTATTCGTGGCAATCCTGAAGCAGTGCTGGCTTACCGATGAGTTTCGGGAGACCCTGGGCATCGTAGGTTAAGTCTTTCACCGGATCGTAGTTATGTCGAATCGGAATCTGCCACCGCTCGCGGTACCGGCGCTTGGCCTTCGGTCCGTGGAACTGGTGTTCGATCCGTCCGGGACAGAATCCAACTCGTCCCTGGCACGCGCGGTACGCCCGGAACGACCATTCGTAGATCAGCTTGTGGAAATTCTCGTGGGCCTTGGCGTGTATGGTGTCCTTCTCCTCGCCGACTAGTCCAAACGCCATGTGGTGATCGGCACTTCCCAAAATCGCGAAGTCAATCAGCTTGTCGATCGCCTCCCACCAGTCTCGGCGCGCGCACCACGCGAATCCGGAGTGGGCGTATTTATATGGATCGGTGGGATGCTTTTGTTTCTCCACACCAAGTCTGTGCACATAGCAGAAACTCTGGAAGTGCTGTAGAACCGTGCCGTGAAACCCTAGGTCCAGACAATCGCGCCAGGGTTGGATCACCTTGAAAAACTGCAGCTGATGCAGAGCCTCCTGCGCCCAGTTTGGATCGCAGAAGTGGATGTCGGCGTCCTGCCAGGATACGTACTTCCAATCTTTCGGAAGCAGTTCTTCCACACCGAGATTGATCATTCCCTCCTTCAGCCAAATCTCCTGCGTCGCCCGAAGCTGAAGGTGGCAGACGTTCCCCCTGTCCGTGCACTCGAACTGCCGATCTCCGTAGGCTACCTCGACTACGTAGACCTTCACGTTTGGAGTGTTCTGCATCTCTTCGTACCACTGCCGGAACAACCGGTATCTAGAGTGGTAGCGAATGGGATTTGAGATCACACCGATGACGTGCAGGGTGTTGTCCCCTGAAAGTTCCTTGTGCCGTATTTGGTCGACTAAATGCCGTTCCATATGTTCCTTTTGGGGTCCCGGTCGCCTAGCAGCATTTCGGGACCAATGACCGGCGTTACCGCTGCCACGACGCCCCTCCTGCGCGGGGAGACTCTACGACGCCAGAGCCATGTAAATCGCCTGACCCACTAATGCGGCCGTATTCACCTCGGCCGAAAGGTTCGCCTGGGCTTCAGGCACCAGTTGAGAAAGGTTCTGGACTTGCGGAAGGAGATCCGTCACCGCCGCCGTGGCAATGGCCGTAACTTCCGCGACGGATCCGCCGGCCTTGAATGCCGCCTTCACGTCGGCGGCGAACTTCGCCAAAGCCAAACCCACCGCGTACGTGTCCTGGTTCACCAAAACGTTCACTGATTCCGTTGGCATGTTTTCCTCCTGAGAGGTTCAGGATACAGGAGAAGTCTTGACTTTGTCGATAGGGCTAGTCGTCAGATTCGAGTTTGGAGATGCGCTTTGAGTGGTCCTCGATCTCCTTCTGGTGCCAGGAGATGCGTTCAAGAATCACGGCCATTTTCTCGTTCAGATGCTCCACACTTTTGGTAATTCGATCTAGAGATCTGGCGCTGAGTCCTATCGCTCCAGAAAGGATCGCCATGAACGCCCACTCCACGAACTGCTTAAAGTCGAGGTCACCCATGCTATTATTCTACATGGGGAGGATGAGCTATGACATGGGAACAATGGCTTATGTTCATTTTGGCGGAGCTGGGGAAGGTTTTGCCGGACATCATCAAACTGATCACCGGCAGCTCGAGTCCCGCACAGACGGCCCAGGACTTCATCGACCACGTAAAGGCATTCAAGAAATAGGGAGTTCCTATGCGACTGATTCTCATCCTTCTGATTGCGACGAACGCCTATGCGCTGCATCCCAAAGGCCTGAAGCGAAAAACCCACAAGATGCTCGAGGCGATGCCGCACATTTCGTTTCTCGCGGAAACCTCCGTCATCCCGAATAAGTACGACCTGAAAGCCTCGCCCGTGGAGAACCAGGGGGAATGCGGGGACTGCTACGACTTCTCACTAACCGGAAACCTCCGAGACACGCTGTTAAACTCCGGACGGGATCCGGGGCGGCTGTCGTTCAACTATCTGATCGACTGCGACTACGAAACTGCGGACGGATGCAGTGGAGGGGATTTCGACGCGGCGGAGTGGTTCATAAATCCGAAAGGACCTCCGACGTACAATCAGTGGCCGTACACTGGACAGACCTCGACCTGCCGGCATCTCAAACCCGTCGCCTCCGCAGAGAGTTATTCGATGCTGGGAGAAATGAACGGCCCCAGCTTCCGCGATATCGCCTACTCCGTCGGCGTGCTGCACCACCCCGTGTCTGTCGACGTTTATGCGGACATGCACTGGGAGCTGTATCAGGGCGGAGTGTACAAGGCCTGCACTCCAGGTCAGGTGAACCACATGGTTTTACTGACCGGATATGATTGTGAGGGACAATGCAAGTTTAACGCAGAGGGCAACCTGCCGAACGGCGTGGGATTGTTCCACGTGAAAAACTCCTGGGGCACGGAGTGGGGAGAAAAAGGCTACATCTGGACCAAGGCCACCGACAAAAATGGTGTGAAATGCAACAGTGTTGCGTCGGATGCTTTGATTTTCAACGTGGACAAGGAAGAAATCTCCGCAACCGGAGATGACCACAGTTGGCCGTTCTACATCTTCCTAGTGATGGTCTGCCTAGTCGCGGGATTTGTAATCCTCGAATTCTTCGGACTCATGGTTGACTGAATTCTCTGGCTGCCTCCAGAGATAGGCCCGGCGCCGTTGCCTGGCGAGGACAAACGCGCGCCGGGTTTTTATCTCAGACAATAGTCCTGAAGCTGCCAAATCCAGAATCCATAGGCCCAGGAGAATCCGACGCTGCGCATTTCTGTGACCGCCTCGCGAATCGACCAGCCGCACTTCTTAACCCTGTAGGCCGCGATGATGTAGCCGGTGCGGTCCAGACCATTCAGGCAGTGCACATAAATGGGCCGAAGATCCTTGTTCTCAATAAGGGCGATTGCTGCGTCCGTGCAGCGATGGGACGGCGGCATGAACGGCATCCAGGGGTCAGTGAGAATGCGAACGCGGGGCCGGCGGAACAAATCGTACTCCTTCCGAACCGCTGGGGGCCAGGATCGGAGATTCAGTATGGTGCTCATTTGGGACAGTAGTCTGTAGGATTCGACGGTTGGCGGGCCGCCGCGGTAGAGGCCTTCTTCCACCTGGTAGATGGTCATCAGTCCTCCTTGCCCGAAGCCGACCGGCGGGCAAATTCCCTAGCACCCTCTGCGCCCAGCCGGCCGACTTCTTACCCTCATGGTAGCTGGTTTATTTTAGACTCGATATGACAACCTTGGGTTGTGGAAGGCGCCGCATAGTAAACTTTCTTTCTTTTTTTCTAGATGGTGCATAACCTGAATACAGGAGGCAATACTGGATGCCGAAGGAAGATACGCAGTTTAAGCCGGGCCAGAGCGGGAATCCCGGCGGCCGCCCGAAAGTGGACGAGGAATTTAAAAGAATAAGAATACTCACCACACAGGAACTTTCGAACATCGCTACCCTGATGCTGGAGGGGAGCATCGACGACTTGAAGGCGATCCAGAACGACCCTAAATCCAGCGTCCTTCGGGTTATGCTTGCTTCGATGGCCATCAAGGGTCTCCAGGGGTCGGAGAAACATTATAACGCGTTGCTCGACCGAATTGTGGGCAAACCCAGGCAGGCAGTGGATGTCTCGGGGAGCCTGAACCTTCTGCCGCAGTGGACGCCCGACAAAGCCAGGCGCGCGGCCGAGAACTTCATCAAGGGGAAGGAAGATGGCGAAGGCTAAAGGCAAGTGCCCACGGTGTGGGTGCACGAAACTGGTTGAGAAAATCTCCTGCTATATCTGCGGCCGATGCAGCATCGTAGTGAAATACAAATAGCCGTACAGCAATGGGCGCGGAACGATTTACTTTCCTACGCTGCTGTTATGGACGACGACTACCAGACTCCCAACCATATCGTCCGCATGGTCCGCAGAATCGAGGCGCTAGAACGCGGGGATATTATGCGGCTGATGATCTACGCGCCTCCTCGGCACGGGAAGTCCAGAATGGTGAATGCCCTACTTCCCTCGTGGTACATGGGCCGGCACCCGAGCCACGAAGTGATATCCACGACGTATTCGCAGGAAGTAGCATCCGATTTTGGACGGAAAACCCGCGCGCTGATGACCACGCCGGACTACAAAGCGATCTTCCCAGAGCTAGAATTAAATCCCGAGTCGCTCGCCGCTCACCGATTCAACACCAAGCAAGGCGGCGCGTACTACGCAGTCGGAGCGAAAGGTCCGCTTACGTCCCGCGGAGCGAATCTGATTATTATCGACGATATACATAAGAACCGTCAGGAAGCGAACTCCGAGCCGATTCTGAAGGAAATAAAAGACTGGTTCGGCTCTGTGCTCTACACGCGACTCGCGCCAGGCGGAAAGATCGTGCTGATTCAAACTCGCTGGTCCGACAAGGATCTGCCGGCGCACTTGATCGACACGCAAGGGAACGACTGGGAAATCCTCTCGATGCCCGCGATCGACGAAGAGGGAAAGGCTCTGTGGCCAGAGCGATTCGACATCGACACTCTTCTGCAAACCAAGAAGACGATCGGAAGCCAGGACTTCGAGGCTCTCTACCAGCAACGCCCGAGCCCGCAGGAAGGGAATATCGTCAAGCGGCACTGGTGGAAGTACTACAAGACTCTCCCGCAAATGGACCTGATGATTTCGTCGTGGGACCTTACCTTCAAGGAAGGCGCATCGACCGACTACGTCGTGGGGCAGGTGTGGGGGAAGGTTGGCGCCGATAAGTACCTGATCGACCAGATACGCGCGCGTCTTTCTTTCACGGACACCATAGGCGCCTTTCGTACTTTGTCTGCCAGATACCCGAACGCCGGTAAGAAGTGCGTGGAGGAAGCGGCAAACGGCGCGGCCCTGATCGACACCCTCAAACGCGAAATCGCCGGCATTGTCCCCATACGCCCCAAAGGGTCAAAGGAACTCCGCGCCCAGGCTGTATCCCCGCAGATAGAGTCAGGAAACGTTTGGATTCCGGATCCATCCCTGGCACCATGGATAGGAGACTACGTACAGGAATGGGCAGAATTTCCAAACGGGAAGAACGACGATCAGGTGGACGCATCGACCCAGGCAATCTCCGAGCTGTCAACCGGAATGCCCACTAACTGGAAGCCCGTCAGCCTCACTGGAGCGAGTAAGTGGATACGATGAAGCGAATCATTCTCGCGTTACTTTTCCCGGCTCTGTGTTTTGGGTCCTACACTGTCTACCGCGGGGACCAGGGGCAGATAGGCATCGATCCCGGGGATGGGAAATTACTCCAGAGCCTTGGCTACCCGATGATGGGGCTGTACGGAGACACCTTCCTCCCCGTGGCCGTGGACGCGAGCGGCGAGCTCATTACGACCGGTGGTGGTAGTGGCAGCAACGCCAGCGTTGGACCAACCGGAAGCGCCGTGCCGAACAGCGGAACCTACATCGCAGGGAATCAATCTGGCACTCTGACCGGCCTGAGTCTGGACGGCTCCGGAAACCTGCTGGTGGCTGTGTCGTCCTTCCCTGGGGCCTTCACAGCCAATCAGGGAACGCCGAACACGCTCGCCAACGGATGGCCCGTTGAGTTGACCGATGGTACAGTATTACTAGGTACTCCTTCGAATCCGCTCCGGATCGACCCGACCGGAACGACGACTCAACCAATCTCGGGAAGCACGGGGAGAACATGGACTCTCTCAAGTGGCTCGGATTCTGTCTCTGCTTTGGTATCCAACTTTCCTGCCACGCAATCGATAAACATTACCCAAGTCTTGGGATCGGCCCCATCCTCGACGAACCCACTAGCGGTGCAGATCTCCAATGGGTCGAGCTATGTGGACCCGACGCAAATCCGTGCCCTGACTACATCGGACCAAATTACCTCATTCCAGGGGGGTTCGTGGACGACGGGCAGGACGTGGACTCTGAGCAATGCGACGGATTCAGTGGCTGCGGTTCAATCGGGAGCATGGACGACGGGCCGCACGTGGACCCTGAATAGCGGCACCGACTCCGTAGCTGTCTCAAATTTTCCATCGACAATAGGAGTGACGCAGTCGACTTCCCCGTGGGTTGTCTCCGGGACCGTGACTGCCAATCAGGGGGGATCATGGACGGTCACGGCAAATGCTGGAACGAACCTCAACACGTCGGCGCTGGCGCTGGACACGAGCGTGAACGGGATTCTACTAGCGCAGGGGAGCACGACCTCAGGGCAGTCGGGGCCGATTGTTCAGGGCGCAGTCACTACGTCCGCGCCCACGTACGTCACTGCGAAGACGAATCCGCTGTCCCTGACGACCGCTGGCGCCCTGCGGGTGGATGGAAGCGGGGTGACGCAGCCGATTTCTGGAGCTGTAACGGCTAACGCCGGAAGCGGGAGAGGAGTTCTATCGACTTTCACTCAAAGCTATTCCTCGGCGAATCTGTCGACGAGCTCGTTCACCACGATCATCAGCTCCACCAGCGCCGCGATAAATGAGATAGACATCTTCGATTCCTCCGGTTCGGACTATTACCTTGCCTACGCCGCCACGTGCGGAGCCCTGTCCACTTCATCCAACGCGATCATCGTCAGCGCCGGAGGCGGCGGTAAGGACTTCATGATCCCGTCCGGCAACTGCCTAGGGTTCCAGGCGAAGACCGCGAACATCACCACCGGGAGCGTCAACATGACGTTTTACAAATGAGGATGCTTCTTCTCTCATTGCTCTCCAGCGTGGCGCTCGCGGGACTCACTCCGCCTAACCCGCCCATCATTTGGAATCCCGGCCCAGCAGCGTACATCTTCGTGCCCGCGATCATCGGCGTGAGCGGCGGAACCGGTGTGAACCAGGCGAACGGCGGTTGGAGTGTCACAACCAGAACGATCACCGGAAGCCTCACTGTCGACACCACGACCACGGACTACGCTATTTTCGTAAACACGACGTCCGCAATAAATATCACCATGCCCGCGGCAACTACTGGCAGAACCTTCATCGTGAAGGACATATCCGGAGCGCCCAACATCACTTTCGTGCAGCACGCTTCTGAGACGCTGGAGGGTTTGGCCGCGAGCAAAAAGTACACGACTCCGTACGGCAGCGTTACTTGGGTGTCCTCGGACGGAACTAACTGGTGGATGGACTGATGCTGAGACTTTTTATTTTACTGGCTACCCTACCGGCCCTGGCAGGCGAGCCAAGGGTTGTCACTCAAGTCTTCGTAGCCTCTGGGAACTGGACCGCTCCGGCAGGAGTGACCACGGTGACGGTTGAGGGCAGAGGCGGATCGGGAGGTGGTGGAGGAGGAGGCGGAGGAGCCGGCGGCAGTACTACGAACCAGGGAGCGGGCGGTGGTGGCGGATCCGCGGGTGGATCTGCCGTGACTGGGACGTACACCATATCGGTAACGCCAGGGACTACGTATGTAATCACCATAGGCGGGGGAGGATCTGCAGGAACTGGTGGAGGAGGTGGAACAGCCCCGTCTGGTACTGGCGCTAACGCCGTCAATGGCGGCAACGGAGGCACATCTACTTTTGACGCATTACTCTCCTTTCCTGGAGCGAACGGTGGAGACGGGGGAAACGGAGGGGCACTTGCCACGGCAGGAGCTGGCGGAACAAACAATAGCTGCACGCCACTGTGCGGCGGAGGAACATTCAGCGTATTTGGCGGAGACGGTGGCACTGGAGGAACTAGGCACAACGACGGAATTAATGGGATGAGTCCAGCTGGAATATCCCCTTTCGGAACGGCTGGAAGCGGAGGCGCTGGAGGCGACAGTCCCACAGGAACATCGGGTGGTGGTGGTGGAGGTGGAGGCGCACCCACCGGCGGAGACGTGAACTGTCAGAACGGTGGTCCAGGAGCACTCGGAGGCACTGCTGGAAACGGAGGCGGAAACGCTGGATCGACACCAACGGTAAATGCTGGATGTGGCGGAGGCGGCGGTGGCGGAGGCGGTGGTGGAGGGGCTTTGGCAACGACTGGGACTACAGGAGGCAACGGAGCCAACGGGGCGCAGGGCTCTGGAGGCAGAATTCTAATAAAGTGGGTGGAGTGATGGCAGTACCTAAGGGAACCATAGTGGACCAGAACAGCGATCCAACGGCTGTCGATCTGTGGGCGCTGGTTTTAAATGGACTTGTGGTCCAAAGCATCATGGCCAGTCTAACCGACGTTCAGAGTGTTTACGCTCCGCAGTACGACTATTGCGTGGACACGACAGTGGGAGGACAAAGCTTCAACATCGGGGATGCGTATAATGCCGGATCGGACACCTTCGGGCTTCCGGTTCCGTCGCTCGCCGACGCCAAGAAAGAGAACCTGACGAACTTCAGCCTAGCGCTAGAGCAGTACGTCCAGGAGTTTTACTCTCTGGAAACTCAGTTCCGACTTTTTATTATTTACTACCTGGCCCAGCAGAATAGCCTTACTAACAGAGTGGCCTACATCCAACCGCTCCTGACTTGGGTGCAGAATGTGATAACATACTCAGCAACATATACGTCGACAGTCATGGCCATAAACGACGCGGCCACTGCGCTGAACTCGCAGTGGGACTTCACCCAGATAGGGGTGCCGCCTGCCGTCACTTTAATTGGGGCGATTTCAATTTCGAACTAGGGGGATAAATGAGCTCAGCCATCTCGAAAGCAGTTCCCGGAATATATCCCGGAACCAGCCAATCGGTTGCCATCGGCGGAAGCAGCACTCAGAGCAGTGCGGTCGCTGATACCACGACGGCGGTTCTTCTCACCGCCACGGTCGCGTGCTTCATTGCGGTGGGGGCAAGCCCGACGGCGGTCGCAAACACGTCGATGTACCTTCCGGCTAACGTGCCCACCTACGTCGGGATCGCCGGCGGACAGAAGGTGGCCGTGATTCAGGCCTCAGGCGGCGGAACTCTCTACATGACCGAAGGCGCGTAATGGCTAAGAAATCCGGACCCAAGGAGCCAGTTCGCAAGGCCACGATCGGCCAGATGCTTACTGGAGCGGAGACAAAAGTTGTCGACATGCGCGAGGTCGGGGCGACCGGTCTGCGCAGGTTCTCCGGATTTATCTTCGAGGAATTCCTTCTCGAGCTGACCGGATGGAAGGGCGTTCAGGTCTTCAAGGAGATGCTGAACAACGACCCCACGGTCGGCGGCATCATCTTCGCGATCAAGATGCTCTGTCGTCGAGTACCGTGGCGGGTTACCCCGGCGTCGGCCCACCCCAATGACGAGGAGGCGGCCGAGTTCGTCGAGACCTGCATGAACGACATGTCCGACACCTGGGTGGACACCATCGACGCGATTCTCTCAATGCTGGGGTACGGATACTCGGTCCACGAGATCATTTACAAAAGGCGGTGCGGTGACGTTTTCGATCCGACCATGCGATCGAAGTACAGTGACGGAAGGATCGGATGGCGCAAGTTTCCGATTCGGTCACAAGATACAATTTATCGATGGCAATTTGACGATCACGGCGGTATCCAAGGCGTCGAGCAGCTCGCCCCGCCTCACTACTACCACGTCACCATCCCCATCGAAAAAATGCTCCTCTTTCGGACCACCACCGAAAAGAATAACCCCGAAGGTAAATCACTTCTGAGAAACGCGTACCGCCCCTGGTACATGAAGAAGAACATAGAGAACATCGAGGCGATCGGAGTGGAGCGCGATCTCGCCGGTCTTCCAGTGGCACTCGTACCGCCCGAGCTGCTGACCGAGGGAGCCAGCCAGTCGCAGAAGAACTTGCTAGCGTCCATTCGGGATATCGTCATCAACATCCGACGAGACGCACAGGAAGGCGTCATCTTTCCGAAGGCATACGACACTGTCGGAAAGGAACTGTTCGAACTAAAACTCCTCTCCACCGGCGGCCAGCGCCAGTTCGACACGGACAAAATAATAAACCGCTACGACCAGAGAATCGCGATGACGATGGTGGCGGACTTTATGCTCATGGGACAGGACAAGGTCGGAAGCTACGCGCTCGCCTCGTCGAAGACGAACCTGTTCTCCACCGCAATAGGCGGACAGCTGGACATCATCGCCGACATTTTCAACAACTATGCGATTCCCAGACTGTTCGCCCTAAACGACTTTGCCATTTCCGACTACCCCAAAATTACCCACGGCGATCTGATGTCCGTGGATCTCAAGGAACTCGGCGAGTACATCAAAAACCTAGCGATCTCCGGATTCCCGCTGTTCCCAAATCTCGACCTAGAGAAGTACCTGATGAAGGTTGGCAACATGCCCGAGCCCTCGGATCCGATGAGCATGGAGTCGATGCAGGTCGAGCTGAAAGAACCCGAGATCCCGCAGAAAGTGGTGGAGATCCCAGGCGTGCCCGTGCAGACGCCGACGGGGCTAACCCTCCCTGCGGACACCACGCCGGTGAACCAAAAGCCTGCGACGTCTGCGGTCTATACAGAGGCGAACGCCCTGGGTAACAATAACCCGATTACTCAGACGGACGTGGCTCCTCAGAACCCGTCCACGAACTTCAAAACCAATCCGCAGGCCAACACAGAGCGGGATACCTACCGAAACAACGGAAGGGAAACCGAATGGGCCGAAAGAGACCGGAAGCGGATCAACTTCAACTACTAGGGCGTATGCGTACTTTGATGGAGCAACATCATCAGATTACCCAATGTGTACGAGAGGGCTGCAAGGAGTCCAAGTGGCACAGGCCGGACATGCCGGAGTGCCGCTTCCACATCGTGAAGGTCTGCCTGCGGTGCGATCGCGTACTGAACTCCTGCTGCGAGGATCCGGACATGTGCGGGATACATAAGGACTTCCTGGACATGGAGCAGTTCAAGCCGTGATCATCTTCTCCACAGTTCAGAAGGCGGCTCCCAGAAAAACGTACCGTAGGACTACCGCTCGGGTGCGGGCGCTGACGAATACGATGTCCCAGGCCGCGCGCGTGGACTTTTTGTCTGGGATAAAGTCCTTCAAGAAAAAGATCAGCGAGAAAACTTTGTCGGACGCGTGGTTGTCGGGAAACTACAACTCAATTTACTCACTCGTTCCCTGGAGCGAGCTGCCCGACGAGTTGGACCAATACCGCGCGCATATGGCTAGGTCCATGGGAGAGTTTTCCGATCTAGCCCCGCTGCCGGCACAGGCAGATAAGAATTTGAGATTTGACCTAAAGAACCGGAGAATACAGGACTACGTTGACCGCAGAACGGGAAGGCTCGTCACCGACATCAGCACCGATGCCCGGAAAGTCATCCAGCAGGCTGTGGAGAAACAGCTCCGTGAGTCGATTCCAGTGCCCACGATGGCTCGGCTGATCAAGCCCATGATCGGACTCTACCCACAGCAGGCCACAGCGCTGATCAACTACCAATCGACCCTAGAGTCGCAGGGGCTGCCCAGAACTAGGATAGATAAGCTTGTGGACCAGTACCATGACAGGCTGCTCGACTACCGTGCTAAGATGATAGCGAAGACCGAGACGCAGGCCGTTCAGAATCAGGGGCAGCAATTAGTTTGGCAGGCTGCCGCAGCCGAGGGGCTGATTGGGCAAGGCTCTCAGAAGGTCTGGCAGGTGGACGGCAACCCGTGCCCAGAGTGCACGGAGCTTGATGGTGAATCCGTCGGACTGCACGACCAGTTCTCGGCCGGAGTGGATGGCCCTCCGCTTCACCCTAACTGCGAGTGCATACTGACCATCGAGATTTCGGAGGCTTAATGCCGTACGTTTCGGAAGCACAGCGTCGATTCTTTCACGCAGCCGAGGCCCGCGGGGATATCCCCAAAAAGACCGTTCGGGAATACGACCGCGCGAGCCGCGGGATGGACCTTCCAGAGAAGGTAGAAACCAAGAAGAAGAAAATGGACTCCTGGATCGGAGTCGATCTGGACGGAACGCTAGCCCATTACGATGGGTACAAAGGCGACGACCACATCGGCCAAGCCGTTGGACCCATGGTCAACCGGGTGAAGGACTGGCTGTCGAAGGGCGAGAACGTAAAGGTTTTCACCGCGCGCGCTGGGAAAAAAGGCAACGTAAAGAAAATCCAGGACTGGCTCGAGGCGCAGGGGCTTCCCAGGCTGGAAGTCACCAACGTCAAGGATCACCACATGAAGGAGCTATGGGATGACCGTGCGGTGCGTGTCGGTAGGAATACGGGTGAAGCCACAGGAGAAGTCGGAAAATCCGATCCGGAGCCAGTCGAGGGCGTTGCCCCGGACGTCACCCCAGAGAACATCTACCGCTCGCTGCCCGACGTCCTCGGTGGGACTGTCCGTGACGGCTCGGACGCGGAGAAGTTCGTCATAGGGTCGATGATTTTCGACATCGACAAGGCGCGAGACCTTGCCGGCAAAAAGCACAACGCCAAGGTCCCCGTGGATCCCGCGTGGAGTGACAAGATACACGTCGACGAGCAGGCGGCGATGGGATCGAAGTCCAAAAACCCCGTTTTCATTGCCTCGATTCCCACGCAGGAGGGGATTCGATACCTACTGATTGACGGGCACCACCGCATGCACAAAGCCATAAAGACTGGGAAAAAGCAGCTGCCGGCGAGAGTTTTTACTCCGGAGGAGACGATGTCGATAATGGAAACGCACCCGGGCCTAAAGGACCATCTCAGAAGGAACTTTCCAGAGATCTCCAAAGCTCAGCCAGGGGGCTCGGACGTCCACGTTCCCTCCCCTCCACAGGACGAGAAAAAGCAGCCGTTTCAGCGAAAGGTCGAGCCGCAGGGGACTCCGCCTACCTCGACTGACCGGAGCCGTAGTTCTCAGGTAGAGCCCCCGAGCGTGAACAATCTGGAAGCTGAAGTGCTGAAGGAATTTGGGGGACTGGGGCTTTTTTCCGTGGCGGAAAAGTACGGCGAGTGTCTGAAGAACTACGTGGCCGGCGACAACCAGGATGCGTCGGATTTGTACGGCATGGAGCAAATCGTCTCAGGAATCGACTGGGAAATGGAGCACACGACGAGCGTTGGCGAGGAGGCGAAGGAGCTTGCCATAAGTCACCTCGAGGACGACCCAGACTACTATCGGAAAAAGCGAATCGAAACAGTAGACACCAGCGATGCGTTGGCGATCGAGCATAACCCGGAAATTAACAAGGACACTCTCGAAAACGAAGAAGAATCCACATCCAACTGGCCGGTGGGGCTGAATATAGATTTGATGAGCGGGCAGGCGCGGATGCCCGGCTACGTGGGATTTGACGTCTACCCCTACGACTACGGCACCGTGGTTCACGATCTTACAACCGGAATTCCTTTACCAGACAGGAGCGTCCGAAATGTGCGACTCCGCGATGGGCTACAGGATCTGGAAAAACAGGACCAGAAGGCTCTACTGTCGGAGATTCAGCGCGTGCTCATGCCAGGAGGGCAATTCACCTATGAGGGCCCGAACGACATCTACAACTACCCCGACTGGACGAAGGAGTTCCCACGGCTCGTCCTCACCGGTCATGAAACAAACGAGGATGTCCAGAAGATAGAGGGGCAGCCGAGCTTTCGCCAGCGGTTCACTGGAGTGGCGGTCCCCGATGCTTCCACGTCGAACGATTCGGAGCCGAGAATCGGGATTGCCCAATATGACATGCTCCCTGCAGACGCACTACTGGCGATGGACGCTCTCGGCTACACCTGGAGCGACGCCACGAGCTCCGGACGGGGTAATCGCGTTCACGGATACCCGAGCCAGGGCTCTTTAGTCTCTCGGCAGCAGGAGCACTCCGATGACAAAGTGATAGTCGCCGGACAGCAGCCCGGGGCCGGCAGCGAAATAGAAAAGCACGAGATCGGAGATCTAGACCAGGCGCTGTCGAACTTTGGAGAAAACTTCATCCGATTTCTGCTCGAGGAACAGGGCGAGGGCGTGCACCCGTCGACCGAGGAGCTGGTGCCGGACTTTGAGAAGTTCCAGGGGGATTTCCACCGGTTTCTCTCAGAGGAAGCGCAGGAGTCCCAGCCTATGCTGGATGCGAAACCCGCTGAACTCATCGGCAACGAGAACTACGCTGTGCCGGATCGAATGGCCTATCCGATGGAGACCCTCGAAAAAGCCATGGAGTCGCTTCGGCAATCCTCCGGAACCACCGACGAGGAGATCGTAAAGAACGCGATCTACAACCGATACCCAGAGCTGACGAAGTGGGTGCGGAAGATCTGTCCGATCAAGAAGGCCGACATAAAAAAGCAGATCATTTACTGCGTAGTGTTAGCCCCCGAGGAGCTCGACGAACAGGACGATTGGATGACCCCCGAGGATATCGAGGAAGCGGCGCACAACTACCTGATAAGCTCCCGAATGGTTGGGAAAAACCACGAGGAAGAAATAGAGGCGGTGCCCGTCGAATCCTACATAGTGCCGCAGGACCTGGAGTGGAACGAGGGGCCCTACGGACCCCAAACCGTGAAGCAAGGTTCCTGGGTCATAGCGATCAAGATCCTGGACCCGAAAGAGTGGCGAAAAGTGTTGGACGGGGAGTACCAGGGCGTGTCGGTGGGGGGACTTGGTGTCAGGTCGTAAATTTTTCGGTTGTGCAGGTCATTTAGTTCTGTCAACCTAGAAGCATCTGATGATTCTTACGGTCGGTAAGACGTAAACATCTCAAAAAATTTTAGAGGTCGAAGGTGAAGAAACTAAGCAACCTCGACGCACGAGAAATTAGCTTGGTTCCCCGGGGAGCCAACCGAAGGAAATTCCTTGTGCTCAAATCCGGCGCCGCAATGAGGGAAGAGGACATCAAGGAGATGCTCAAGCCAGTGGACGCGAAAGTGGAGGAAGTGATTCGCAAGTACTCCACCGTCCGAAAGGATGACCTGACGGCCGAGGGCCGAAAGCACATCGCCGAGCACAACTTCGCTCTGCCCGCTGAGAGGAAATATCCGATTCACGACCTGGCACACGCCAGAAACGCGCTGGCCCGTGTCGCTCAGCACGGAACTCCCGAGGAAAAGAAAAAGGTACAGGCGGCGGTATACAGAAAATACCCTGCCCTGAAGGAAAGGGCGGACAAGATGGATGTCGAAAAAGATTTGAATGACGTGGGTCCGGTCGACGAGCGCGCCCAGTCCGCCCTAAAGGCGGTGGTCCGGATTCTGACCCCGTTTAAAGACTCTCTTTCGCCGGTGCTTCTTCACGAAGTGCTGAGTGCTGCGGGCTTGCAGATGCAGCACGCTACGGAACAATACCAAGGAGAAGACATGGACAAAAAAATGGGGTCTGCGACCCAGTCCCCGGAGCCTATCTCCGAAGAGCACCACATGGAGGCTCTCGGGAAAGCTTTCGGGGCGTACAAGGAGCACATGCACAAGCTTGGCTACCGAAAGTATCCCACGCAGCAGCCGACTCAGAAGGACATGGAAGGCAACTACGGGGATAAAGGCAAGGTCGTGCGTGACGAACCCGGACAGGGCGAAATCCAGTCCGGCAACATGCACAACCCGGAGCCGGAAGACATGGTTTCGAAAAAGAAGGAGGCCGACGATATGGACGGAGATGACGTTTGCAAGTCTAGCGTCATGAAGTCTCTCCTGGCCAACGTGCCGAAGGAAACGCGTGCGGCCGTGGAGGAAGTCTTCAAGAGCAACCAGAATCTAGCCCGCGAGCTGGCCCTGGTGAAGAAAACGGCGTACCGCAAGGAACTCATCCAGAAGTACTCCCACCTGAAAGGTCTGGGAGTGAAGGTCGAGGACCTTGTGGAGACAATGCAGGTTTTGTCCGAGAAAGCCCCCGATCAGTTCGAGAAGGTCGAGAAGATGATTCTCGCGGCCGACGAGCAGATCGCGAAAGGCTCTCTGTTCTCAGAGGTCGGCTCCGATCGAGAGGGCGTCGCCGGAGACTGGTACGCGAAGATCGAAAGTGCCGCGATGGCCCAGGTCCAAAAGAGCGGCGAGAAGTTGAGCAAGGAAGCCGCAGTCGAGCGGTTCCTAGACACTCCCGAAGGTAAGCAGATGTACAATCAGTACCTCTCGGGTCATCCGTCTCAGAGGAGGGGCTAACAATGGCTTGGGAAATTCCTGTATTTTCGTGGTCTCTGCCGGCTAACCAGGACATGTCGTCCGAGTCGACGTACCTGTTTACGCCAGTCATCGCCGTAGCCGCGACCGGCTCTGGGATTAATACCCCAGTGGCCTGCGCTCCTCCGGGATCGACGGGCGAGCCGATCGTCGGAATCCTGCAGAACAATCCTCAGCTTGCTGAGGCAGGGCAGATTTTCACCGAGGGCGTGTCGAAGTGCAAGGTCAACGGAACGGTAGCCATCGGCGACACGCTGATGTCGACGCCGTCCGGCGGTCTGATCACTGCGACCACTGGTAACTACCAGGTCGGTATCGCACTCGACGCCGGCGTCGCTGGGGACATCCTCCCGGTGCTGCTCGTAAACCTTGGTAAGAAATAAGGGGGAAACCTAAATGCCGCAACCTACTAGGTCTGATGTTCACGTCAACCGGCCCCTGACGAACATCTCCATTGCTTATATCCAGCGGGCCCAGGACTTCATAGCGGACAAGGTCTTCCCGATCGTGCCCGTTTTGAAGCAGTCCGACCGGTACTTCATTTACGATCAGGGGTACTGGTTCCAGACCCAAGCCCAGGTCCGCGCTCCGGCAACGGAGTCCGCGGGTTCAGGGTTCGATCTGGACAACACCCCGACGTACTTCGCCGACGTCTGGGCGGTCCACAAGGACGTCGACGATCAGACCCGCGCGAACGCCGACCAGCCTCTCGATCTCGATCGGGATGCGACGTTATTCGTGACCCAGCAGCTGCTACTTCGACGCGAGATCCAGTTCGTGAAGAAGTACATGCAGACGGGCATCTGGCAGGGGTATCTGGTGTCGGGAAGCCCGACGGACTTCCAGCCGAACGTCAACGGTGACGGATACTGGGACTCGACGACCTCGAATCCCATGGCCGACATCGACTTCCTGAAGCAGGAAATCAAAAGCCAGACCGGCTTCCTGCCGAACACGCTGGTGGTATCCAATGATGTGTTCTTCGCACTTCGGAACAACCCGACCGTGCTAGACCGCATCAAGTATACCCAGCGTGGCGTGGTGTCGGAGGAGCTCTTGGCTTCGCTCTTCGGAGTGGAGAAGTTCCTGGTCTCCTCGGTCATCAGCAACACGGCCCCGGAAACCGTTCCGCCCAACACGGGAACGTACTCGTACCTGACCCAGAATACGTTCCTTCTGGTGTACGCGAACCCCGCGCCCAGCATCTTGCAACCCACGGGAGGGTATATCTTCTCCTGGCAGGGTCTGTTCGGAGCCGGCGCCCAGGGCAACCGCATCATGGTGTTCCGCATGGAGCAGCTGAAGGCGGACCGCGTAGAGGGCGAAATGTCCTTCGACATGAAGCTGGTAGGAGCGAACCTTGGAGCATTCGGCTACAACGTCCTCCAGCATCCATAAGAAACTTTACCTGGCCCTGCGCGATCTGAACGTAAAAGGTCAGATCGTCAGGGCCGGTACGAAGATCTGGGATGTGTCGCCGTGGCATCCAGTGGCGCTTCAGTCCTGCATTAACATCGGTTGGATGAAGGAAATTCCCTACGAAGAGAAGCCTAACGATGGTCCCAAGCCGCTGAAGCCGGGACCGTTTTCCTGCTGCGGAAAGAAATTCGGGAGCAAGCGCGCTCTCTCGGTCCACAAGCGACGCTCCCACGAATAGGAGGGTCTGATGTGGTCATACAGCGGGAACCCGGCGAACAGCGCCAAGGACGCCGTCCGATTTGAGATTGGCGACACCGACCAGACCGATCCCCTTCTACAGGACGAGGAAATCAACTACTTTCTAGCCCAGTACAATAATTTCGTGCTGAACACCGCCATCCGCTGCCTCGAGGCGATCATGGCCAAGTTCTCCCGCATGGTGAACGAGGCCGTCGGGGGAGTCAGGATCGATTTCACGGATCGTATAAAGAACATGGATTTGATGAAACGCGCCATCATCCAGCGCCTCGCCACCGAGTCCGCTACTCCGTACGCGGGCGGAATATTCGTGTCGGACGAGATCAACAACCTAAACAACCCGAACATCATTCTGCCGGACTTCACGAAGCACATGATGGAGAACGATTTGATTGCGCCATGGACGACGTCGATCTGGGCGCTGTGGGGGGATCAGGGCCCGTGGTTCAACGCCGCGGACGAGGTGATATGAGTGTGAAGGACTCAAATCCCAAGGCCTTCGCCACACTGGCTAAGCGTCTGGCTGACGCAGACCGGGCCTACGTGACGGTGGGTATCCACGAGGATGCTGGCCGTTACCCTGGCCCGGACGCGCCTTTGGTTTCCGAAGTGGCTTGGTGGAACGAATTCGGGACGAGCGAGATCCCCGAACGATCGTTTTTCCGATCGACCTTCACGCAGAAGGCCGCAGACATCGAAAAGATAAAGAAGGAAGAGCTCAAAAAAATCATGGACGGCAAGTCCACGGTTACCAAGTCGCTGTCAGTAATAGGATTCCGCGCGCAGGTGATGGTTCAGAACAAGATTAAGTCGAACATCCCTCCTCCGAATGCTCCATCCACTAAAAAGGCGAAGGCGAGGGAATACCCGGCCAACGCTAACCGAACGCTGATGGCGTCCGAGCTACTTCTTCGATCGGTCACGTTCAAGGTGACTAAATGATTAAGCTGTTCGGCAGCTCGCAGATTTTGAAGAAGGACGAGACGCTGGTCGTGTCCCGGAAAGGCGCCGTCGTGTACAAGGACGGAAAACCACTGAACTTTAACATCCACAAGTTTGAAATAAAGGCCAACGTCCAGCCCCTAAACGGCCGGCAGCTCGAGATGGTTCCCGAGCACGACCGGTTCAAGGAGCAGTATTGGCTGTTCCTGAACAACGCGAATTTTAAGACCCAAAATGGTCTCGAGTACGGCGGCCCGATGACGCTACTCCCGAACGACGTAGTGCTTCGTCCGGATGCGAACTACAACCAGATAAAGTTTCAGGTGCAGGACGTGGAGCAGTGGGGCTCGTACGTCAAGTGCCGCATCGTCCGAATCGACGTGGGTCCGGACTCCATCGACTCTCGAGTCAGCGCGGAGAACCTCCAGTGACCCAGTTCCCCATAGACTACAACGCCGTCCGAAAGGCCTTCGCGAACATCATCACGAAGGTCACAGGTCTAGTCTGCGTGCTTGAGGAGCCGACGTATCAGAATGCGCCGCGTCCCGCGCTGCCGTACTTCTCGTTCAAAATCATTACTCCCGGAGCTAGGTACGCGGATGATGCGACGTTCTACTCCGGCGGGGGAGAGATTCAGAACCACTCCGGCCCGAGAAAGATGACCGTATCGTTCCACTGCTACGCCCAGGACCAGGAGACGGCCTACAACTTCATGGCCCTGTGGCAGGCCTCTCTCGACACTTTCGACACGCAGGAGCTGCTTCTCAATGCTAATATCAGCGTGTGGCTAATCGGAACGGTTGCGGACTTAAGCCAATTGCTTAATACTGGATATGAAGGCAGATCTCACATGGATACGGACTTTGGCATCGGCAGCTTCATCACCGAAGACCAAGGCGAGATCGACACGGCCCACATCTCCGGGACGATTGATACGAATAACGGAATTGTGAACGATGAGTTCACGGCACCCTAGGGGGGTAAATGTCAGCACCCATTAGCGATATCGTACAGGTAGTAATCACGCAGGAGACCCAAGCCGTACAGCAGGCAAGTTTTTCGATTCCGGCGATCTTCGGAACCTCGAACCGGTTTGCTGCATCCGCAACCACCATGGGGACGACCACGAACGGCAGCAACGTCGTTACTGGGCTGGTCTCCACCACGGGAATTTCACAGTTTCAGCAGATCACCGGCACGAACATCCCTCCGGACACGACGGTTTTGGCGATCCAGGGGAACAAACTCACCCTGTCGAATCCCGCCACCGGATCCGGCACGGTGTCGCTGACCTTCACGGACTGGATCCGCGCGTACACGAGCCTTCTGGGCATGGTGAGCGATGGTTTCCAGACGACGGACCAGGAGTATATCGAGGCCTCCGAACTGCTCGAGCAGTCGCTCCAACCACCGATTTTCTACGTCGGACGAGTCTCTGCCAGCGTCGCGCAGGTCGACACGCTCCAGGTGAACACTCTGAACACGTCGCACCTGTACGAGTTCACCCTGAACGGTGAGTTGGTTTCGTATCAGGCGACCTCTGGAAACGCCCAGCAGGACATCCTCAACGGACTTTTGAGCGACATCGACGTGGTGTTCGCCACTCCTCCAGTAACTGGCTTGGTGACCGGCACCGGCGGATCCGCGCTGCTCACTTTGACGGCCGCGCAGCCCGGTGAAGGCCAGGTCTACACGAACGTGGACACGGATCTCACCCACGCACTGGTGACCCCGAATCACACGATGGTGTCGGACATCCAGCAGTGCCAGCTGCAGAACGATTTGTGGTACGGAGTACTGCTTTGCTCGCAGCACGCCTGGGACATCGAACAGGTCGCCGCGTACATCGAGACGCAGGTGAAGCTGTTCGGCGCGGACACGAACGACCAGGACGTTCTAACTTCCTCGAACACGGACGTTGCCTCCGTGCTGAAGGGGAAATCCTACAAGCGGACGTTCCTGCTCTACTCTGGCACTCCGAACGATGCAGCCGCGGCGGCATGGATGGGCGGGCAGCTCCCGCAGATCCCCGGTGCCTCTACCTGGAAATTCAAGACCCTCGTCGGCATAACTCCGGACAACCTCACTCCCACGCAGCGAACGACGTGCATTGGGATTCCTGGGGAGCCCGGAAAGAACTGCAACATCTACGAGACCGTCGGCGGCGTGAACATCACCGAGGAGGGATTCACCTCTGGGGGACAGTTTATCGACGTCACTGTCGGAATCGACTGGCTGCAGAGCACGATGCAGGCGAATGTTTTTTCGATCCTAGTGAACACCCCCAAGGTCCCCTACACGGACCAGGGTATTTCACTTATCGTGAACGCAGTTCGGCAGACCCTCCAGCAGGGTGTGGTGAACGGCTTGATCGATGGCCAGAGTCCGATCGTGGTCTCGGCGCCTACGGTAAACCAGATTCCGCCGAACGATCGGGCCTTGCGATTGCTACCGGACGTTAGCTTTAGCTGCCGTCTCGCTGGAGCGTTTCACTTCATTCAGATCGTGGGTGTCGTAACCGTCTAAGGAGAAAAAAATGTCCGTACTCACTTATAATCCTAAGCAAGTCACCCTAAGCCTTGGAGCCAAGACCATGACCGGCTTCATGGACGGCACCTTCATCCTAGCGGAAAGAAACGACCAGGCCTTTCACCTGAAGGTGGGATCCGACGGAGAAGGTGCCCGCGCGAAATCCGCCGATCAGTCCGGAAAGGTGACTCTGACTCTTTTGCAGACTTCTCCCTCAAACGATGATCTGTCGGCATTCGCCAACGCCGACGAACTGTCCGGGGCCGGGGAGTTCCCCTTGCTTCTCCGAGACGCCTCCGGCCGCACCCTTATGTCCGCCGTCACCGCCTGGATTCAAAAGTTCGCGAACACGGAGTTTGCGAAGGAAGTAGTCGGCCGACAGTGGGTGATTGAGACAGACCAGCTCCTAATCGCCAACATCGGCGGTAACTAGGAGTCAAAATGAGGCAGCAAGTCACTAGGGAAATAGAAGGGCACACCTACGAGTTCAGCCAGTTCGGAGCCAGGGAATCGCTGAAGGTTCTCGGCAAGCTAACGAAAATAATTGGAGAGCCCCTCACGCTGGGGCTGTCAGGGGTAAAGGGCGGAGGTAATTTCCTAGGCCGGGAGATTGATCTCACGATTCTAGGCCGGGCGGTAGGGATTTTAGGGCAGCATTTCGACGACGAAGCCATCTCGCTGATCGAGTCGCTGACGTCTGGGGATAGGGTGCTTTGCGACGGGAAGAAAGTGGACTTTTTGTCCCACTACGAAGGCAAACTGGATCTCATGTTCAAAGTCCTCTACGCTGCCCTGGAGGTGCAGTACGGAAATTTTTTCAAAGGACTCACCGCCCTCGCACCAGCTACCCCGCCAGCTCCGTCAACCTCGACTCCTCAGTAGACTGGAGAATATGGAGGCCGGTTCTCGCGGGCCTTGATACACTGGTGAATGTAGAGAATTATTGGTCTATCGATGACCTGGCTGACGCGCACGATGCTCTGGACATCGACGCGGACCTAAAAGCCGAAGCAGTAAGGAGACCTGGTGCCTGAAACCTTTCGAACACTGCTTACCAAGATCGGGTTCAACGTCGAGCACGACAAGCTGGAGCGGCTGGAGGGGCAGCTTGAGGGGATAAAGAAACGCCTCGACGTCATCTCCGGTATTGAGGTCGCCCGCAGCCTGTACGAGCTCGCGGAGCGTTTTGGCCACGTAGGGGAGCAGCTGTCCATAGCCGCAGAGGCCGCAGGGCTGACGGTAGACCAGTTCCAAAAGCTTAACTACGCTGCGTCACAGAACGGCGTCTCGACCGAGGAGATGTCGAAGGCTCTCCAGCACGTTTCTCTGACCCTGTTTCAGGCGCGTACTGGCTCCCAGGAGGCACAGAAAGCATTTGCCCTAGCTGGGTTCTCCCCCGGACAGATCCAAAGCTTCAGGACCTCACAGGACGTATTATTGGCCCTATCCGATAGGCTGAGGGGAATTCGGGATCCTATTCAACGAGCGGCGGTCAGCCAGGAGCTTTTGGGTAGGGGAAGCGTCCGGCTAGCGGGATTTCTGGCGCAGGGCTCCAAGGCCATTACAAATAGAGGCCAGCAAGCCCAGCGATTCGGACTCATCCTTACGGAGAAAGAGGTCAAATCCCTCGAGGTGGTCGAGCACTCGTTTCAAAACATCATCCTATTCCTCCAGAAGATCGGCGCCACCATCGTCACGGACATCAGCCCTTCGATCCGCGACATGGTGAATGACTTCCTGAAGTTCTACAACGCCAACAAGGACCTTATTAACCTGAACATAAAGGCGTTTCTGGATAAGTTTCTCTACGGCCTCGGGTATGTGTACGGATTCGTCACTACTCTTTTTACAGATCTTAAAAAGAAGTTTTCTGGATTTGGCGACATCTTCGGATTAGGAGAGGGTTCCTTGGGAAAAATCGCCTTTGCAGGAACTGTACTAGCAGGATTAGTAGGCACTGCGAAGACCGGAGTCGCTGTGTTCGCCGCGCTCGATGCCGCGATGTCTCCGCTGGTGGTTACGATCGCCACTCTCGCATCGGGATTGTTGGTGCTCCACGACACCTACAAGCTTTTGCAGGGCGGGGAGACGATTCTCCCGAAGAAATTCTTAACCAGCTTCAGTCCATTGGCTTTCGGAGCGGCGGCGTACAAGAAGTTTTTCGGAGGACCCACCCCCGGGCTAAACGGCGTGCCGCTCTATCCGACTCCCACTGGTTTCCCGATCAATCAGGAGACCAATAAGTCGGCGAGCGTGAACAACAACTACAACCCCATTTTCAACATCACCGCCCCTGCAGGAACAGCCCACGAGCTGAAGGAGCACATCGAGAAAATCCAGAAGCAAGCGATGGATGTGTTTTCCAGGAAGGTGACCGCCGGACTTCTTTCTGCCGGCAGCGGAAAGGGGTCTGACTGATGCCGGACTTTAGTTTTTCAGGCCTGTCCCAGCCACAACGAGTTCAGCTCATTCAGGGCTCGACTGTAATTTCCGTCGACTGCTGCGTGTCTCAAACGCACAAACGAGACTCTCCGCCGACGTTGTTCGAACTAGAGAACGGATCGAGCATCACTGACCACATCATCGTGAAGCCCTTTGAACTGGAGCTCGTGGGTATAATTTCCGACACTCCGATAGGCCTTTCGACCCAGGTGCTCGGTGCCCTCGCGGTGACGACCCTGGCGTCTGCGGCTCCCGGTCCATTGGGGATTGTCGGAGCTGGAGTGGGATCCGCGCTGATCGGCGCTCTGTCGGGATCTAAAAAGCCGTCTGTGGCCGCCTTTGGACAGCTTTTAGAGCTTCAGGCATCTCGGCAGCCGTTCACGGTGTACACGTCTCTGCAGACCTACGAGAGCATGTGGATCAAAAGCCTGTCTGTTCCCCGAGATAAAGACACGACTGGGATTCTGTACTTTCAGCTATCGCTAGTTCAGCTCCTTCTCGTCAGCCCTCAAACTGTGAACGTGTCCATTTTCCAAAACCCAGCTCTGTCGGCCGGGCAGGCGAATTCGGGGAGCCAGTCTCTTTTGCCAAGTGGATCAGTTTTTCAAAGTGGAGACGTTGCAGGAACCACAAAGGCCCATTCCGTTGCAAAAGCAGTGGGAGGAGGATAAGTGGCCACTTTATTTCAGGTACCGCTTCAGTCGAACCTCCCCTGGTATCAGTTTCAGATCACTCTCTCGGGAAATTTGTACACGCTCACGATGCGATTCAACACCCGGACAAACAGGTGGATTTTGGACATCGGGGACTCGGCTAATAACCCTCTGGTGGTAGGGCTCCCTATTCTGATACAGCAGAACGTGAACGGGCAGTATGTCGTGACGGGCCTTCCAAACGGATTTTTCTATTCTTTGGACAACTCGGGAAAAGGCCAGCAGCCCACTCTGAACTCGTTCCAAATAGATCACACCCTTTACTATCTGGATGAGAGTGCATAATGGCTCTCGCTACCAGCCAGGGACGATACCTATTCAATCGGTCCTGGAGCCTTACGATTGGGGTACCTGGACAGCAAGGTCTCGTCTATTCCTCCTCCGATCAGGCACTCGGAGTCGTCAATAAAAACAACATGCAGACCACTGGTCCGGTGGCGGACGTGCCTCCGTCGGGGGCCAGGATCGTATTCGATATCGACAAGGTATCGTCGGGGACTGCGAACAAGGCGAAGTTCGAGATTTACAATCAGAGCAAGGAATCAAGACGGGCTCTAACACAAGTATCTCCATCTTTGGTGCAAGTGAAATTTAGAGCTGGATACACGGGACTTCCCGGATCGACTCCTTTGGTACAGACCATATTCATAGGGAATATCAGTACTATTGCGAATGCTATTACCTTCGAGAGAAGAGAATCGGACATCGTTACGAAAATAGAGTGTGGTGAGGCGGAGGTGCCAATCACATTTGCGGTCTTCAACCAGAGCTTTCCGGCCGGAACCAGTCTGCTCTCCATTATTCTAAGTCTCGCTAATGCTCTAGTAAAAGCATCTAGCGGGGACATTCAGATCGGAACGATCTCAGGGGTACCAAGCAGAACTTCTAATAAGGGAGAGGTTTGCGACGGATCAATCTTTAATTCCCTCAATAAATACACGACTCCCTTTGGCCTGCAATGGAACGTTACCAATGGTGTTCTGAACATAAACCCCATTAGTCAGCCGGTGAACACGCAGGCTATTTTGCTTTCGAACCAAAACGGGGTGTCAATCAGCGGTCAGACTTTGGGGTATACAGGACTCATCGGAGTACCATCTGTGATCACGATGCAGCCGCCCGATCCACCGGTGGGGCCGTTGTACAACTGCAATTTTGTTAGCCTACTCAATCCTTATATCATCCCGCAGTCCTATGTTCAGATATTCTCAGAGATGATCAACGGCAGTACCTTCTGCGTGAGGCGAGCTCACTTCGAGGGGGACACCCATGGCGAAAAATGGCAAGTAGCCGGAGAGGGAATTCAGGTTGAGGCTCTGACTCCCGTCATAGGCAACCAGTCCATTGGGAGCACCATCGCATGAGTAATCCATTTATTTCTCCCGGAGCCCAGACGCTTCCCTTCGATGATGTGATCCGGCTTGGGATAGAAATAGCCCTACAAAACACGCACACCTGGATTCCCGCGCAGGTAACAAGAATACGATCCTCGGGGATAGTGGATCTTCAACCATTGATCAAGGACACAAGCGTGGTTGACGGATCCGTAGTCGCCTACCCGCAGATTCAAAACGTCCTGGTGGCATACCCCTCTGGAAACGACTACTGGATAAAGATGCCCATTCAGGTTGGTGACGTCGGAATCGCTTTGTTCTGCGAGGAATCCCTAGACCAGTTCTTCGCAGCAACCATGAACCCAGTAAGTCCAAACGTCCTGGATCCGCAGGACACCCGACACCACGACCTTTCGGATCCGGTATTTATTCCGGGAATCAGGACCGCACTCCAGCAGGTGCCGAACCCGTCGAACCCGGACGACATGGTCCTGCACAATGGCCAAGCGGAGATTTACCTTCAGAAACCGGGCACCTTTAAATTTACGAACGGACTAGTGGAGTTGGTGAACCTTGCGGACCAGACTGCGGGTCAACTCTCTAGCCTCGCAACTACGGTGGCGGAGTTTGCGACTCTGGTGGAGACGGCGGCCACGGTCACCTCCACGGATATCAGTTTCTTGACCTCGTATCCGACGGTGGCTGCAGCTTTCGCCACGCTTGCCGCCGCGCTTCCTGCAATTATTGCCGAAGCGACAGCAGTTGCGGTGGAGGCCACATTAATTCAAACTGAGCTAAAGACCATAGAAGGAAGCTGATGGACATCTCCCTCGATTTGAATCCTATTAGTCCCACTTTCAACGATCTGCTTGTGCAGAACGGGGATCTAGTAATCACGCCGACGCAGCTCGACGCGATACAGCAGCACATCGTGCAGAGGATTCGGATTTTTCTCGGAGAGTGGTTTCTGGACAACACGATCGGACTTCCGTACTTTCAGCAGATCCTGGTGAAGAACCCCAATCAGTCAGTAATAGACTCGTTGTTCGCGAGCCAGATTCTCTCGACGCCTGGAGTCACTCTTCTGAACTCCTATTCTTTCAGGGTCGACTTCGTGAACCGGACGCTAAACATTTCGTTTTCGGCCCTTACGACAAGCGGTACGGTAAACTATCAGGGATTGATTTCCACCGGAGGATAAGTGGCACAGCAATTCGGAGTAACACCAGCCGGTTTCGTGGTGAAGCAGCAGAGCCAGATCATCACGGAAATAAACGCGGCGCTGCAGGACGTCTTCGGGGTGAACATCAACCTGCTTCCCGAGTCCGTGTTCGGACAGCTGACGGGGGTCTTCTCCGCGCGGGAAGCCCTGATCTGGCAGCTTTTGGAGGGGGTGTACGACTCCGGAATTCCCTCCGGCGCAGAGGGCACCTCCGTAGACAATATCCTCGCTTTAAACAACCTACGCCGGCTCGCAGCCACTGCGTCGGTTACAGCTCCGACGACGAACGGAGTTCCGGGACTCGTTCTTCTTGGGACTGCCGGAACCGTCATCCCCGCGGGTAAATTGATTTCCGTTCAGGGAAGTCCCTCGTCTCAGTTTTCCCTGGACTCCCAGGTGACGATCGCCGCCGCTCTGAGCGCCGTACAGGAATTTCTGTTCAGCAACGAGGCAAACCAGGGTGCTGCCACCTTCACGATCGAGGATAGTTTCGGGACCGTTCTGAACATCCCTTCTCTCCCCTACAACACCTTCTCTCAGTACACCCAGATTCAGTTCAGCACGACCCCAACTGGAGGGTCGCACTTTGCACTCGTCCTCACGCAGATAGGAATCCCGCTGCAGACGGCGAACATATCGACCGCGGGGGTTTACCCCACGGCAGGTGCCATCCAGTCGGCCATCCGTGCCCTGAGTGGATATGGCAGCGTGGTTGTCACCGGATCCGCCGGGTACTACGTGGTCCAGTGGGTCGGGGTCACTTGCATCCCGATCGTGACAGTTGCCAACAACACCACGCTCGCGGTCATCACCATCACGAACTCTTTACAGGCCGTTTTAAACAACCTCGCGGACTCGAGCTTCGCTGGTGGGGGCACTACCGGGAACATCACCAACGGATCCCCGCTGCTGACGAACATCCAGGACATTATCGGGATAGCCCCGAACCAGTACATCACGGGAACGGGAATTCCGGCCGGCACCTACGTTCTGTCGATCTCAGGAACCACGGTCACGATGTCCGCGAACGCCACGGCGACGACTCCCAGCTTGCCTATCACCTTTTCCGTGTATCCTTATACCGACGTTGTGGCGGTGGCCTTCACGCTGAGGTTTCAGATCTCGTACGGAGCGAACTCTCCATTCGGTCAAAACCCCTCTTCAGGAAATCAGCCGCAGAACCTTCCGGTGCTGGTGGCGAACACGCTTCAGAACGGAAGCCTCGTCACCAACGTGCTTGCCCAGAATGTGGTGGTTGGCGCTCCCGCGGAGGCCGTGGGATCGGCAACCTGCACTCAGACCGGGCCCATTATAGCTCCGGCGAACACCCTGAACGTGATCGACACGCCCGTTTCGGGATGGACTGCGGTGAACAACTCTCTGGATGTGATCCCAGGTACGAACATAGAGACCGACACCCAGGCCATGGTCCGAAGGAGCAATTTACTTCAGGCAAACGCCAACGGCCCTCTCCAGTCCATAGTGGACAAGGTCGAGGAAGTTCCGGGAGTCACCGCCGCAATTGGATTCCAGAACCTGACAAACGCCGCTATGCAGACTGTGGACTTTTCTGCGGTGCCGGCGTCAGGATCCTTCTCTTTACAGTTCGGATCTAACGGATTCACGTTCACCACCGGATCCATTCCCTACACGGCCACCGCAGCCACCGTGCAGGCCGCGATCAACGCGATTTCCGGGTATACCGTACTGGTTACCGGATCTTTCGCGAATGGATTTAACATCGATTTCAACGGAAGCACCGGAGGCCAGAGCCAGGCGCTGATCCAAGTCTCCTCGAACTCGCTTGAGGACTCCGTCCCCAACCCGATTACGATCACGCCCGCGTACGGTCGCCCTCCGCACTCTGTGGAGATTGTCGTCGAGGGTGGAGATCCGACGGCGATTGCCCAGGCGATCTACAACTCGAAGCCGGGTGGGATCCAGACCTACGGCAACAGCGTTATTCAAACAGGGACGATCGTCTCCAGCGGCCAGTCGATTACGTCGATTTCGAGCACGGCGGGGATCTTCGTGGGGATGTCGGTTTCGGGAACTGGCATTCCCCCTGGCACCACCGTAAAATCCGTGGCGGCATCCAGCGTCACTCTTAGCCAGGCGGCTACCAGCTCAGGGACATTCTCCTTCACCTTCGTCTACGCGATAGTCGTCACCGACTCTGCCGGAAACGAGTACATTATTTCGTTCAGCCGACCGACCTCGGTTGCTTTCTTCGTGATAGTGGTCATGGTCACCGACCTAATAAAGAATGGGATTCAGAACCCAAATCCTATGTTTAATCCGGGTAGTGTGCAGACCATACAAAACGACATAGTAGAAATAGGAAACGCCACGCCCATCGGCGGCACCGTGGTCGCCCTTGGAACGAACGGACTGATCGGAGCTTTTAACTCAGTTCCCGGAATTTTGGCCTATTCGATGATTTTCTCGGAGGCGGCTCTTTTCACCAGCAACGGAGACCTGACCGAGGGAAGCACGACGATGTCGAGCGTGGTCTCCACTGCGGGCGTCGTACCCGGAATGTTCATCGTCGGTCAGGGCATCCCACCGAACACAGTTGTCGTGTCGGCCGGAGGCGGATCGATCACAATGTCCCAGGAAGCGACGGAAAACACCACAGGAGGACAGTTCTGGACCGGATACGCGACGAACGTTCCTCTGCTCCCCGAGCAGCAGGCACAGTTCGAGTCGTTCAACGTCCAGATTAGTTACGTGTAATGCTCGTCACCTATATTCCAAATCACGTCGAGCAAGCCGAGGCCCAGCTCATGGAGCAGTACCAGGGCCTGCCTCTTTTCAACGGACTTCTGGCTGCCCTAGTCGATCAGATTCAGGACCTGGAGAACGCCGCCTACAACATGGTGGCGCTGACCCAGCTTTTTAACAACGGCGCCTCCGGCCAGCAGCTGGACAACATCGGACAAATCGTCGGCCGCGCGCGCGACGGCCTCTCGGACGCGGAGTACTATGTTTTTCTGAGAGCACAGATTTCAGAGAACTTTTCCCAGACTACGATCCAGGAGCTCGTCACCCTGGTTCAGAATTTGTTCAATCCCACCCTTCTATTGGCCTTCGAGATGTTCCCTGCGGAAATGGACTTCGAGGTAGGAGGAGCGACGCTAGATCCAAGCCTGTACCAGCAGGCCTCGGCGCTGATTCAGGGATCCATGGGCGGGGGAATTGGATTGGGATTCGTGGCGGTGGGAGATCCGTCGAATGCTTTCAGGATGTCGGACCTAAACGGGAATTTACCAAATGGGACCGGCGGCGGGTTCTCTGACGCGACGAATCCGTCGTTCGTGGGTGGAGTGTTCGCTGGTATAGTATTTAATAACGCAGCAGCGTAGGAGAGAGGGATGCCTTCAAAACCATCAAACTATCTTAACTGGAACCCCTCTCAGTCGAATTGCATACAACCCTCTGGTGGCCAGTCGACCTCGGGATGGCAAGTCGGGCAGATGCCCCCTTCGCAGTACGAGAACTACCTTTTCAACCTTGTGGATCGTTGGATTCAGTGGCTGGACTTCGCGTCTAACCAAAACCCGACCTCGGTCACCGTAACGGGAAACTACACGGCCCAGGTCGGAGTACCGATCATCTTCGCGAATCCATCTGGAGCGCCGCTGACCGTGACACTTCCGGACTCAGCTTCCAACCTGGATGTGGACTTCATCATAAAAAACATCAACTACACGAACGCGAACGCCGTCACGATCGCCCTGACTACTGGATCCGACAAGATAGAAAACCAGTCTGCCGGCAGTTCTATTACTTTGGGAGCCAACGGAGAAACGATTCGACTTCACTCAAACGGAGCCGGTGTATACTGGCAAGTGAGCACATGAAAAATTTATTCCTACTTCTTATACTTCTTCCTTCGATCGCTTTTGGCAGGGTTGCGTACAATGTCTACCGGATGCCCAGCTCCGGATCCCTTCCGGGATGGGGCGCCATAGATGTGTCCCAGTCAGCTGCGGTGACTGGAGTGCTGAACGTCGCCAACGGTGGAACTGGCCAAGCCAGCTTCACTACCAACTGCGTGCTGGTGGGAAACAGCACCACGAACATTACCTGCGCGGCTAACTCCATTCTGGTGAACCAACACCCCGGCGCGGACTCCGGCGACATAGTCATAAGCGGAGCCTCCGGAGTGATACTAGGATCGGTTGGCGCGACTTTTCCGACGTGGGGCACCTCCTCTGGAGATGCCTACATACAGTCTCCGAGCAACTGCATAGAGCTAGGCACCGTAAACAACAATGGCCGAGCCGCTCTGATCTGCAACGATAGCTCTTATTCCCACGGAGCAATAGTCATCGGAGATGACTCTTCTGCGCTTAGGCCGGCGCTTTTCAAGAACACCGACGATTCAATCGTAGACCTAGTCCTGAATACTCCGTTAAAGATCGGATACAACAACACGGGTACGGATTTGCAGGACTTCTCAAACAACACCCTGGAGGTGTGCCTGCCCTCCAGCAACTCCTGCTTTCCGGCGGTGGTTTCGGCGACTCCCTCCACCAGCGGATTGCAGATAATCAGAGGTGGCGTTAACCACGCAGCCTCGAGCGGAACTACGTGCTACACGTCTCCGGACACGGGACTTCAGGGAGAGGGATACGGCTGCACGCGTGTGTCGACCGGGCAGTTTGTCATCACCTTCAATACGAGCTACCAGGATCAGGCTCAGTGCACGTGCAACGCCGTGGACAACCTTTCAACTATTTGCTCGGTATTCGTAACCGGAACCCCGACGGCCTCAGTTGAATTTGATATGTGGAACACCTCTGTTCCTGGACAGGCCGATATTGCTTTTACCTTCGAATGCAAAGGACAGAGGAGCTCTAGTCACTAGGAGATAAAATGAGGATATTTCTTCTTTCTATTCTGATTCCAGCGCTGGCCATAGCCGCACAGAACACCCAGAGGATCACGGCCCAGAGCCCTCTAAACCTGTCGAATGGGGTGATGTCCATTGGCCTGGCGACCACCGCCAGTAACGGGTATCTGTCCGCCACGGATTGGAACACCTTCAATAATAAAGAGCCCGCTCTAACGCTCGGGAACCTCACTTCCGGGACAACCGGTGTGTCGGTCACCGGAGGCACCGGTGCGGTAATAGGATCGGGAACTGCGGTAAACATCCAAACCGCCTCCGGATCTCAGCCAGGACTTCTCAGCGCTGCGGACTGGACTACGTTCAATAACAAACAGGGGGCGATCACTACCGGAAACCTAACCGAGGCGACCAGCTCAGTTCTGACTATTTCCGGTGGGACCGGCGCCGTAATCGGATCAGGAACCTCGATTCAGGTGAAGCAGGCCGGCGCATCTCAGGCCGGATATTTATCCTCGGCGGACTGGAATACTTTCAACTCGAAGCAGAGCGCACTAACGTTAGGTAACCTAAGTACCTCCACTACCGGTGTGAGTATCGGAGGGGGAACAGGGGCTGTCGTCGGATCCGGAACCACGGTCAACGTTCAGACGGCGTCAGGATCACAGCCGGGTCTTTTGAGTTCGGCCGATTGGACGACCTTCAACAACAAGGCCCCCACGGCGAATCCTTCCTTTACCGGAGCCGTGACTCTCTCGAGCGCGTCCGGAGCGAATCTGCTTTGGTCTACGAACAGCTCCGGGGACATCGGCTCGTCGAACTCGGGCACCTCCATTCAGGGACCGGGTAACGTCTACGTCAACTCCACAATCAACCTTGGGGATCAGATCGCCGCAGGGCTAGCGGTGCAGAAAGGCATTTTCGGAGTGCCGGTCTCTAACCTATACATTGCAGCGGACACTTCCAGTCCGACTGCGGTAGTGGGACTTAACATCGAAGCCGCGAACGAGCAAAACGGTCAGTTCGGAGGCGCGTACATCGCCTTGTCTGCCTCAAGGGGAAGCTTCGCTAGTCCAGCCTATCCGCAGCAGTTCGACAATCTGGGAATAATAGCCGCATCGGGATACGACGGAACCAGCATTTTGCATCCGGGATCCACTGCGTTCCTAGACTGGTACGCAGCTGGGAACTGGAGCTCTGGGAATCTTCCCACTGGAATTTGGTTCGCTCTGACTCCGATGAGCTCGGCCACCCCCGAGATCATGTTCAACATGTTCCCGACCAGCTCCACGGCATTCACCGCTCAGTGGGGCACCTCTTCAATTCCGGTTACCGGACTCTATTTTGCTCCGGTGGACTACAACGACGGGACCAACGTTTACAACATGGCCCCTGCGTGGCCTGGAAGTGCAGTGACCTGCACGACGTCAGGCACGGTGAACTTTAACTCCCTGAACTCCGCCACGGCCGAGGTCGACCTGACCGCCTCCGATGCTTGCACGCTCACACTTTCCGGGGCGGTGGCGGGAGGAGCATATGTGGTGAAGGTGAAGGTGGCCAGCTCCGCTACGCTGTCGATACCGAAGTGCGACTGGGGCTCGGTCGGCGCACCAACGCTATCCGCCGCCGGGCTGTACGACGACATCCACGTGCTCGTTCAGCAATCAACATCTTCAAATTTTCATTGCTATGCATCGCAGGGGTTCTCTGAATGAGATACGCGTACCTAGTTTATTTGTTCTCGATTGCCAGCGCTCTGGCGCTCGCCGGCCTGGTGCTAGAGACACCACCACCGCCTTCAAGTCTGGTAATCACCAGCTGCAATGGGATATCAACCGGATCCCTGTACGAGGACGGAAACGATCCAACGACCATGGGCAACCCGTCGAGCGGGTCTACCTTCTCGTTCTGGAACGACAAGTCCCCGGGCGGTAATAATGGAGCACAGTCAAATTCTTCGCTATATCCGTCGTATTTCTCGAACCAACTAGGTGGCAAGGGAATAGTCAGATTCAAGTCGCCGGTGTCCGGATTTTATTTCACCACTGCTGGTAATCCGACGCATTTCTTTACCTCTACGCAGCCGGTTTCCATGTACACGGTCGTTAAGCTGAACGACAACACCGTGAACAATCGTTTTTTCGCGACCTTCACGGATCTAAGCGGATCG